CTTTGCGTCGTAGCCGCTCCTTCTCTTTCTCCTTCGGCTTGATCCGCCCGGCCCGGCGCAGGGCGCGGTAGTACGCCATGCGGCAATCGGAACAGATGCCCGGCCTGCTTTGGTCTCCGAACTCCTGCAGCACCTTGACCTGCTCGCAGCGCGAGCACCGCCGCACCACCATCCCTGTCTCCTCACACTCCCAGGTGCGATTACGTAGGTGCACCCCGCCCATTAGGCGGCCAGCCTGTCCTGGGCTTCCAACACGTCGGCCAGCAGTATCGTCAGGGCTGCGTAGACCTCGTCGTCGTCGACCTCGTTGGACTCGGCGATCAGCGCAAACTTCACGCCGTCCACGAACTGCGCAGCCCGTTCACGGCTGTCCAGCTCCGCACAGCGGACAAGTGCTGCCCGCTCGGGAAGCCACCATCGCTCGGCATCCCACGCACAGGTATTGGCCATGGCCGGCGAACTCCCAGAGGGTGCCTCGGCGCTGGTAGAGGGCACGGCCGGGGCCGTCCAGGTCCCAGGCGTCACCGGAGGCATCGAGGTAGGCGAAGCACTCAGCGGTCGCAGTGGCGTTGTGGCCATCGAGCGGGCCGCCAACCACAGGGCGGTCACCATAGCCCGACAGAGGTTCCTCAGCCACGTCATCGGCCTCGCCTAGAGCACTTAGAAAGGCCATCGCGGTACGGCAACCCGCAGTTGTAGCAGTACGTGTAGCGCCAGAACCACCTGCCTCGCGTAAGCCAGAAGTGGCCGTCCTGTAGCCAACCCGCCCGCATCCGCATCCGCATCACGGCTTCTTCCTGCTGCGTGCAGCCGCCTCTACCTCGCTGCGAAGCCAAAGGGGCGTCGTGGCGCATTCGGCCAGCCCGCGGTCCTGTAGCGACGGCGGCAGGCCATAGCCCCACTTGCCGTCCTGCTTCATGTTGTTCGGGTGGATGCCCAGGATGGCCGCAGCCTCGGGCTTGCCGACTATCTGCGGGACCTTCACGCGGCCTCCTTGGGCTTGGGTAGCACAGAGCATAGCACGCCTATTTCCAGGTAGGCCGCCGCGTGCCGATGCCACTGCGGCGTCGTCCAGCTGGGCAGAGCCCGGTTGCAGCGGTGGCACAAGAGACCCCGCGGCTGGCCCGTGCGGTGGTCGTGGTCACGGTCTAGCCGGCGGCCGGCGCTGGGCTGGCGTTCGCAGAGGTAGCAGTGGTCGCCGCCGTTCAGTTTGACGTAGGTCTCGTATGGCAGGTCGAGCGCGGCCTTGTGGGCCGGGGCCTGGCGCTTCGGCCGAGGCTTGCCGCAGCCGGTGCATCGCTGCTTGACCGCCGGGTTGCGCGCGCCGCACACGACGCCCTTGGCCTGCCGCCGACATGTCCAATACCTCACGCCACGATCTCCCAGCGGAAACGCTCCTGTCGCTCGTCTCTATCTACGCGCGGGCGCGACGGTGTATGCCAACTACGCTTCGCAACCTCCCCGACAACGGTCCATCCCGCCGCGCGCAGGCTCGTGCCCGGCTCTGTCTTGAGCGTGTATGTGATGAGCTTCCGATAGCCCATCGCGCGGCAGGCCCGCCAGCAGGCGCGATACAGCATTGAAGGTGCGTTGGGCGTGCCATTTGTACAGACGCGCAGAACCTCGGCCGTCCAGCCGTCGTCTGCTACGCGCGCCACGGGACGACCGACGAGAGCAACGCCCACCACAGCCTCGCCTAGAGCCGCCCCGATTGCAAACTTCATGCCGCGCACGGGAACGCTGTGACGATGGTTGCGTTCGACGTAAGCGTTCGCCTCCCTCAGTGTCATCGGCACCACCTGCAACTTGCTCACCCGCCCACCACCACCAGCACCGGGCCAGGCCGCATGAACGGCGCCAGGTCCGGGCACTCCCACGGCACCGGAGCACGGTTGCAGAACGACTCGAACTTTTCGGAGTTGCGGAAGATCAGATCCCAGCCGTCGTGACGTATCGGGTTGCCGTTTTTCGCCTTGGTGACGAACGGGTCAAAGGCCGCGCCCGCGATGGCGCGCAGGCACAGCTCCAATCCGTACTTGCGCCGTTTCAGGTACGGCACCACCAACTCGAACCGCTCCCATTTCCAGTCGGCGCCGGGGTGCCTGCACGCTTTCTGCCAGTGCGCGAACAGGTTGGTGGCCTGTGGCCAGAGCTTGTGTTCTTCTGCTTCTGCCTGGTGGTCTCGCTTTAGCTCCTCCAGGCGCCGCGACTCGGCTCTTAGGGAGCGCATGGCGCCAGCCAGTTCGTCGCGCAGGGCTTGGTTCTCCTGCGCCAGGCCCTCGGGCGTCGCTGGCTGCAACTCGCCCGTCTGCCTGTCTGGGATGGGCGCTAGGTGCTGCGCCGGGGCGGCCATAGCCGCCTACCCGGATGCTGCAGTAGCCTCCCGCGTGGGTGCCGTGCGTTCTCGTGGCATAGCCCAGCGCCCTAGCCTCTGGGGGGTTTGCAGCTCGGTCATGGTGCCCTCCTTCGCGGTGACCTGCAGACCGCGCGGGGCGCGACATTTGCTACGCTTGCCCCGCGCATAACTCTCAGCGGCACAGCATACTACGGCCCGGCGATCCTCGTGTGTCGGGCCGTAGTCGTTCTATCTGCGGCTGGCCTGCCGCCACCATCCCGCACACAGTCGCCGCATCTCCTCTAGCGAGGCCTCGACGATAGGCCGCGTGCCGCTGGGGCCAATGATCTGCAGGGCTTCCACGTTCAGGCGGTCGCCCCAACACGCCAGCGTCGTGTTGCCCTGCCGAGCGAGGCTCTCGTAGGCGATCATCTGCCCGCGGCCTAGTTTCGCGCCCGGTTTCTTATGCTCCAAGAACAGACTGATGCCGCGACGCTCTATGAAACCGTCTATGTCGCCGGGGTGAACGTTGGCCGGCCAGCAGCCATCCAACATCGCCCAATCGGTCAGCGATTCGAAGTGCGCCTGCAAGTTTTCAAGCCCACGAGATCGGCTTCCGGATCAACCCAGCCGGGATGCGGGTGCTTCGTCTTGGGGTCTAGATACGGCGTTGCCATTGTTCGCTCCTTGGGTTTGGGTGAACCCCATTATAGCGCGGCTATAGCAAAGCTGCAAGCCGAGGGTCCTCTCTACGCTGGGGTGGCGGCCCGACCGCGTAGTGCCGGCGCAGGTAGTTGTATGCCTTGCCCCGCCCCAGCAGCTCGGCAGCGTACTCGTAGGCGGCGTCGGGCAGGGCTGCCAGCAGGATGACCCGCGACCGTTTGTGGTGGTGCTCGTGCGCGTCGTTGCGCACCAGCACCAGGTTGCGCGGGTCGTCTAGGTTGCCGCCGTGCCGCCGGACGGTCTGCTGGTAGACGATGTGATGCCAGGCGTAGCCATACGGAGCTGCAGGGCGTCCAGCTGGCCGCGCAGGTCTACGCACTCGCGCCTCGCCTCATCGCGTTCCCGCCGGGCCGCGTCGCGCTGGTGGACAACGACCTCCCAGCCGGCCCGACCTTCCTCTCTTGCCGCTCGTCCGGTGCCATCGGACATACCCTCAAGAGTAGCCCCTACGATCGCCGCACTCCTTGTCCGGTGGCAGGCGCCAGCCGTCGGGGTTGCGCCGTTTGTCGCGGCGCCGGAATTCCCTGCGCAGCCGCACGTGCGTCTCGTTCACCAGCGCCTGGTCCCTCGGCCAGCCGATCCTTCAGCGACTTGCGCGGTGTGCGCTGTGCCGCCGGCCGGCCATTGCCGAATGTGGTGGGCTTAGTTGAACTCATCGACGGTCTGCTTTTTCACGGTGCGCTTGATGTGCTTGATGGCGTCGGCCGGGATCACCATGAACTCGCCCTCGAGGTCCGGTTCGTTGTTGGCCTTGCACTCGGCCAACACGGCCTCCTTGCGGCTGCCCGCCGCGCGGTTCGTGCTCATGCAGGTCCAGCCGCCGGTCGCGCTTTTGAAGAACACGGCGTAGACCGGGTTCCGCTTGCGCTGTGCCGGCGCCGGGTCGGGTGCTGCCTGCAGGGGTGGCTGTGTTGCTCCGTCGGTCATGCTGCCTTCTTTCGTTGATTGCGCCGCTGTTCTGAGCGTGTTGCCCAGCGGCAGTTGCCCGGTTCGTAATCTCTGTCTGGGTCAATCCGATCTAGCGTCAGGCCCGCTGGGCGCTCGCCCATGTCCGCTAAGAAGTTGGCGAAGTCGCGCCAGCGGTCGCAAACGCGAATGCCGCGCCCGCCGTAGTTGTGGTAGCCGTTGGTGCGCGGATCGCGGCACCGCATATGCATCCCGTTCCACGTCGTGTAGGTCGGGCTGGCCGGATTGCAATGCCCGTGCCTAGCCAGACCGCGCATCCGTGCTGCAGCCTTCTCTCGCTGCAGGCATCCGCACGAGACCGTCTTGCCCAAGTTTCTACCTAGGACTACGCGTCGCGTTCCGCACTCACATCGGCAGTCGTAAAGTGCCCTACCTTCGGGGCTTGTGCCGGCAGACGCCAGCACCGTGAGGCGCCCGTAAGTCTCGCCGATATCGATGGCTTTCATGGGGTTGCGGCTCCGATCTTCCGCTGGTCTTCAAGCGTAGCCCGTGGATATATGCCGAAGGCACGCCGTCCGTTCTTGTCGTCCACGCGCCAGCCGACAGCCAGATTGCGCCCTGCAGGCACAATGGCGCCAGTCTCGTCTACGTATGCCTTTAGTGCCTTGCGATAGTTGTCTCGACTGGCCGAAGCAGCCACTAGACCCTCAGCCCATTCTGCAGCCATCTCGGGCGTCTCCACGGCCCCCTCGCCGCGTTCTGCCGCCGCAATAGGACAGCCGCTGGGCCGACAGCACCATTGGCAATGCTTACCGGGCGTGGGCTTCCACAGCTTCGACTTGGCGCCTTCGGTCATGGCCCGTTCCAGCAGCTCCATCTGTACGCCCAGCTCGCGCGTCACGTGCTCCAACTCGTCGCGGGTCAGCGTGGCTTCACGCACGGCGTCCGTCATCACGTGGAACTCCCGCAACGTCACGTGGTCGATGCTGGGGTATGTGCCCATCACCAGCAGCCCGTAGGCGTCCAGCTGGAAGTGCCCGCGCTCGCTGAGGTACTGCTTGCCGACCGGCTCCTCGGGGCCGCGGCTGTCCTTGGGCGACCCCCAGCCAGTCTTGAAATCCACAACGATGGCTCCCCCCGGCGGGTCTGCCGCCAGGAGGTCCAGCTTGCCGGTGAACGTGCGCGTCTTGCCGTCCTCGCACTTGATCGGCACCGTCAGACGCTTCTCCAGCCCCACGATGTGCAGGTCGTCCCACGTGAGGCCAGCGAACATCAGCACCGTGCGGATCAGCATGGCCCGCTCGTCGGCGTCCAGCACCACCACATCGCCTGCCGGCACGTCGCGCTGGGCCATCACCTCGTAGGCGACCTCTATGGCCTCCTGCGTGCTGATCGCGTTCTCGCCCTGACGGTGCAGGGTGCGCAAGATCTCCTCGGCAATACTGTGGAAGATCGTGCCGCGCGCCTGCGCCTTGCTTGACCACTCGCGGTGGCCTTCCAACTCGAAGCGCGTGGCCAGGGCGCAGTCGTCAAAGGTGCCAACCAGCGACTGGCGAAAGGCGTCGGGTATCTTCATTTGCCCCTCCTGATATAGCCGTCTGCCTGCTGCGGTGTCAGGCTCGTGTTCTCCTTTAGCCACTGCCGCCACGCAGCATCGTCTGGGATCTGTGTGCGGGCAGCACGCAACAGCCGGGCCAGCTGCCGCCGATGGTCGCGCGCTTGTCCTACATGAGACGCCGCCTGCGCTGCGTGGCGTCGCGCACCACGCATAGTCATTTGGCGGGCTCCTCAACCTCGGCGTCGACGGCCGCCTGCTCGATCGCGTCCAGCTCGGCCTCGGCGGTAGCCACCCACACGGCCACCATCTTGACGGGCATGCCGCCGATGGCCATCTCTGCTGCCGCACGGTCGGCTAGGCCCTGGTGGCCCAACTCGGTTGCGCGCGCAATGATCGCCTCCACAGCCGCTGGCAGCTCGATGCCCACCGGCTCGCCGTCGCCGCGGCCCTGCGTTAGCGCCGGGCGCACCTCGAACTCGTCGGCCTCGGTGTAGACCGGCACGCCACCGAAGAGGTCGGGGCAGTACCAGCGCACGCCGTTGCTCATGGCGCGGGCGAAGAGCATGTTCTTGGGGTATTTCTCCCAGGCTGACTTCGGCTTTACTAGGCCTGCCTGCTTAGCTTCATCCAGCGTGAAGCTCGAGGTGCCTAGCTCGCGGCTGTCTGCACCGTAGAAGAAGATCTCGCACGTCTTGTCGTCGTGCTGCGCCACCTGGTAGTCGTAGTCCGGGTGCTGGCGCACAAAGCCAGCCAGCGTGGTGGCCGCCAGCTGCGGTTTGCCCTCCACGATGTGGATGCCGGTCATGGCCTGCATGGGGCCAAGGCCCAGGCTGCGGCCCAGCATGATCTTGGCGAACGCCTGCGAGGCGGTGCGGGCGTCTGGGAACATGCCCGACTTGGCCAGGTTCTCGGCCACCGTGCCCAGCAGGTTGATGTCCTGCGCCGATGGTATGTCGGTAGCTGCGGCCACGCGCACAAGCTGGTGGCTAGGCTCGTCTGTCATGGGTGCCTCCCTAGTCGGGGTTTGGGTTCCCGCAGCATAGCACGCCTATAGACGACCCGTGGCCCCGGGGATTAGCCGAGGCCACGAGCACGCGTGTCACCCAAACCCGCGTGAGCAGATCGCCGAGCGACCGCTGCACGCAGGATAGCCTACGCCGCGCGTTTGGCCAGCGCGCTGGCGCGCTTGCTGCCCTTGGGCGTCAGGCGGTAGGTGTTAGACGGCCGACCCCTGCCGTTTTTCACGCCGCCCGACTTACGGATCCAGCCATCCCTCTCTGCCTCCCATACCCAGACGACACGCCTGTCTTCTTTCATGTCGGCCAGTGGCCCCGCCAACTGCTGCCAAGTCTGGTCGGGCTGCTTGCGCAAGGCCAGTAGAACGCGGTCGCGGCGAAGCGCTTCCTTCGTTGGTGCCTTGGTTACCATCGTGTTTCCTTTCGTCGGGTTTGGGCTACCCGACGAATATAGCACGACTATGCGGGTGGTGTTCCGTTCCCGTTCGCTGGCACGACGTTGGGCGCGATTAGTTCGTTGCCAAGTTCGCGGGCGTAGCCGGTCGTCATCGGGATCGCATACAGCTCGTTGCGCTGGCGGTCCAGCATCTTCAGCATCACGTGGCCCGGCCCGGCCGGGGCGACCTCGAGATGCATGACTGGCGGCGGCGGGAAGCCTATCTGCTTGGGCGGCAGTTGCTGCTGCTGTGCGGCCAGATCTGGGACCTCCATGGCCTACAGCCTAAAGCACAAGCGCCCCGGACCGCTGGGCCGGGGCGCTTGCTGGGGGGAGCGTGTATGCTCCGAGGCTGTATGTGGCAGCCAGCGAAAGCGTACCGCATAGCACGGGCCTAGCGCCGCCCGGCGCTCACGCCCCGCAGTCGTCAGCCTCGCCAGGCCTCAGGAGACGTGCGGCGCGTCAGGGTGGTTGGGACCGAAGGGGCGTGCTGCCGAGAAGGCTTGCGGCGCGACGATGCGCTTCTCTGCTCTTAGGAGGTGGCGAGCCAGCCGCCTAGCCAGCCCGCCACCATGCTTTGGGCGCCTCCCTCGGTGCCCGTTCGTCCCGGCCTAGCCGATCACGTGGAACCGCTCTGTCGGGTTGGGGATTTCTTCGCCGCAGTGGATCCACACGTCTAGGCGTCCGGCTTCCTGCTGCCCGCCGAAGCGGTCCTCGACGCGGAATTCGTGGCGCCCTTTGATCGCCGGCTCCACCCAGATGCGGGTGCCTAGCGGCAGCACGCTGTTGGCGACCTCGCCGAAGTGGGGCGCCGTGCCCATGGCGGTCGTGCCGCCGCCGCCGCTCGCGTCGCAGCCTTCGGTTTGGTAGTAGGTAGCCATGCCCACGTATTCGGGGCCGGTGACCTTGGGGCGGTGTGCTTCCCGCCATCGGCGCAGCCAGTGGTCTACGCGCCCATCGCACGCGCGGGTCAGGCAACCCCGGCTGTGGGCGTGGTAGACACTGCTGTGGGCGGGCATTGCGAGCGCTGCGGTAGGAATGGACAGGGCAACTACAACTAGGGCGAGTAGCCGTCTGATGGGCTCTCCTCCTTCGCTGGGGAACACCATCAGGTTGGGGCCTGTGGCGAGGATCACGCGGGCGTTAGGCCAGCGTGCTGCGCCCGTTACGGGGCGGTCCTGCGGTGCTGGCGAGGGAGTGTAGCGGCTAGGCCAGCGCCAGGCTATGCGTTTCCCCGGCGCTGATGACAGACGCCCCGAAGCCTGTAGGCACGAACGCCTCTTTATCGTCGCGCGTGCCATCTCCAATCTGCCCATAGTTCGCGCGGCCTTGTGCCCAGACTTCCCCGTCGCGGACGGCGAGGCATGTTGTGGCCCACTGGTAGCAGCCGGCGCTGATCGCAGACACCTGATCGAGCACCTTCCGCGGCGGACCGGGTTCGTCGGCACCCCACATGAACAGGTCGCCGTTCACGTCGACGGCTAGAGCACGTCCGCCTGCCCCGGCGACAGCGATGATCCCTTCAAGGCCAGGGATCAGTAACGGCTGCTTGATCGAATGGGCGATTGCAGGGGCGGCGCCGGCAGACTGGTTCTGATTGTTGTTGCCGACCATCGAAACCCGCCCGTCAGCTTTCAGGTAGAGCTTTGCGTTCCACAGGCACGCAAAGGCGACGACTTCCGTGGCGATCGTCTGCGTGACCACCAGCCGGTCGGTCAGCGTGCCGTCCCCGACCTGGGATGAGGCGTTCTCCCCCCAGCCGGCGGTGGTCCCGTCATCGAAAAGGCAGCCGCAGTGGCCGTAGCCCCCGTCGACTGCGATTACCCGTTTGCCGGCGAAGGCGGACAGGTCGGGGAACACCGGCACGGAAACTGCTTTCGGTTCTTCACGGGTGCCTCTTTCGCCGTTGGCTAACGTCCCTTCGGCGTTCGGGCCGCCGGTGACGATCCGCCCGTCGAGTGTCAGATGCACGGGATGGTTGCAGGTGCCGGCGATCTGCGCGCATGGCGGGAGCAGCGTTCTGGACGGGAACCATACCGCCGACTGGTCTTTCCAGCCCAGCAGCAGATGTCCGGCCAGCGTTGTCCCGAGCGCATAGACGGTGTTAGGGCGGGCGTCGGTCAGCGTCACGGCTCCTTGCTTCAGGAACAGCGATGAGAACGACAGCGTGTGGCACCAGGCGTTATCGGAGCCGAGGTTCGGGATTAGCGTCCATTTGAGCTTCGCCTGGCCTTCCATGGCTTTGCGCGGCCAGCCCTGCCCTAGCTCGTAGTGCCCGTCGAAGCCGCATCCGTAGGCCTTCACATCGCCACTACCTTCTGGATGTATTCGGCCAGCACCGCTTCGCTAGCACCCTCGTAGCTCTTGCCCGTCACGGCGCTGATGCGGTCTGCGCTCAGGTACGCCCAGACCTCTTCGACACGCTTGGCCATGTAGGCCGGCGTCAGGAACACGCGCCGCCCCCACGTGAGCGCGGCGATGTGCGTGCTGTCCGGCCGGCCCACGAGCGGGATGCAATGCAGGGCCACGACCTCGCCGTTCGGTTCGTCGTCCCACACGGCCGCCAGCGGGTGGCCTTCCGGGTCGAGCTTGCCTTCCGCCTCCCCGAAGGCTTCCTCGTTGGCGTTCAGGACCGCGCAGCCGATGGGCAGCCCCTCGAAATACTTGAGTGCGAACAGCAGGTGGTCGAGGTTTGTGTAGTCGACCGCCACATACATGCCGATCTTGTGCACGGTTTTGTCGGCCAGGGTCAGCCCGGTCTTCTGCGCACGCTTCAGGCGGTCGCGCACTTCAGCTCCGTCGTCGTGGGCGCCCGTCGAGGGGTTGTAGCCGGTGCTCATGTAGGCGCGGATCGCCGTCTCGGCGTTGCCTACCTTGGCCTCGGCCGCAGCTGGGTCCATGCCGGCGTCCGTCAGTGCCTCCTTCACCTCGTTGACCCAGGCGGCATACACGCAGTCGCCTGCGCCTTCCTTGGCGGCCTTCCACTTGGCCGGTAGCGCTTCGCCCGGCTGCACCGGCCCGTTGCCGTTCATGCGCCAGTTGGCGTAGGTGTTGCCGTGGCCGAAGGTTGCGCCCGCAACGGCCTGCACGGGGTCGATGCCCGCTAGGTGGTCCCCGAGCAGGAAGTCGCGGGGGTCGGGTGTCTTGGGCGTGCGCCCGTAGGAGCGGCTCACTTGCTGGACTTGATCTGCGCGTGCGCCTGGAAGTAGCGGCCTATCTGCGTGATCGCGAACGACACGACTGACAGGATCGCCGCCCATTTCGTCGGCCCATTGATCGCGACCGCCGCGTTGCCTTCTTCAAGGATCGTGATGACCACAGGGATTGCCGCCAGCCCGGCTGTCAGCCAGCCGATGACGGTTGTGATCCCGATTTGTACCGATGTCTGCATTGGTTCCTCCTATTTCGCCGCAGCCTGTAGGGCCGCGTAGACCGGCTTGTGTTTCCAGCTTTCGTCGACCAGCCCGAAGCCGTAGGTGCCCTCTTTGCGTTCCTCGTAGGCGAAGTAGGAGCAGCCGTGGATCCAGCTCGTGGCGCGGCATTTTTCGACGAACGCCGCTGTATCGCTGGCTTGGTTGGCGAGCGTGAACTTGCCGGGGCTGGGCGGACAGAACTCCGTGATCCAGATCGGCAGGCCCGTCGCGTTGTGGACTTCCCCTGCCCGCTCGAAGCTCAGGCTGGCGCCGGTCGTTTCGGTCTGGGATTCTTTGGGGTAGCAGTGGACGACCGCGCCGTCAACCACGTCTTTGAGCCCTTTCGCGGCGAGCGCGTTCGTCCAGCCCATTTTCTCGCTGCCCTGGCAGCAGGCCAGCAGCGGTGCATAGTTGCCACGGCCGTAGGCTTTGTCCATCGCCACACGCGTCGCTTCCAGACGGGCGAAGTAGGCGTCGATCGCGGCCTGTGCTGTCTGATTCGGACCCCACGGCGGTTCGTACAGCTCGTTGCCCTCCTCGATCGCGAGCGGGCCCGCCAGCTGACGTTCCACAAACCGCCCCGTCCAGGTGCCCACCGGGATGCTCGCGACCGTCATGCCGCCGTTGAAGTCGGTGATGATGACACCGCAGCCCTGTTTCTGCCAGGCCGTCAGGGCTGAGTTGGGTAGCCCCGCCGTCGAGCCCCGCGAGGTGCCGCACATCCGCACAGCCGTCACGCAGGCGGCGATATCGGGGCCGGCCTTGATCCCGTTCTTTTCGGATGTCGGCGCTAGCTGGTAGGTGTCCGCAGCCACTACCAGCGAAGAGGGTGGCGGCGGAGGTGGCGGCGGAGGTGGCGGCGGCGGGGGCGCCGGTTCGCCGACTAGCAGCCGTGGCGCCCACGTCGGCGAGCCGATCACTTTGCCGGCCGCGTCGCGCGCCCGGCCGCCAATGACTGGGTAGCCGGGCTTCGGCAGGATCGTTGCCGTTGGCGGCACCCATTCGGCCGCCTGCGAGTAGATCGTGTCGCCCGCTTCGGGTTTCGTCGTCCTGCTCCACGCAGGCTCGATGGTCACGGTGCCGGCAGGTGCCGAGGAGACTACGGCGCCGCCTTTGCCGTCCAGCCCGAACGTCAGCTGGGAGGCCGGCGGGGGTGGTGGCGGTGGAGGTGGCGGCTGTGTCGACTGCAGGACTGCAAGGATTGCCGCATCGGTGGCGACGGTCGGGCTTAGGTCCGGCCCGCCGGTCACAGCGGCAATCACGCGCGCCCACTGTTCGGTGCTGAGGTCTACGGTGCTCATGCGAACTGCCTCCCTGTGAACCTTGCCGGGTCGGGGCGCCGCGGCGTGTATCCCGCCGTGATCCAATCGCCCCACTGGTCTTGCCACCCGCAGATCGTGCCGGTGTGCGTAGCGGCCGTCCAGACGTGCGGGCGTCCGGCCACGTAGAGGTGCGCGAAGCAGTGGTGCAGTCCTTCGTTGGGGGTCGGGTCGTCGTGGACCCAAACGGTTACATGCTCGCCTATGCCGGGCAGCCCCCAGGCCTCGAAGCCCTGCGTGGCGATTGCCTCGGCGTGCCCGAGCAGACCAGCGTGCCACAGGATCGAACTGACCCACCCCGAGCAGTCAAAGCCGGCCACGGGGTTGCGTGCCGGTTCGATGCCACGTGTCGGCGGCAGGTAGCCCGCGACAGCGGCCACACCGTGGCCTCCACCCAAGACGTAGGGCTCGAGCTGCCCTGCGAGGTGGTCGGCCGCATTGTGCGCCCATTCAGCGTGCTGTAGTGCGGTTGCGCTCACGTGATCCCTTCTCGGTGCAGTTGCGCGATTTCGTGGTTGCGTGCCCGTCCTTCGGCGAACCACCGACGGCAGGTAGGGCCTACCCGCTGGCGGTGCTTGACGCGCTGCCGGCAGCCGTAGTGGGCCAGCGCATACCGCAGCGTCGAGCGGCGCCTGTAGGCCGCGTATAACCGCAGCCGCTTGTGCGCCCTGCTCTCGGGTGCCGGCGGTGTGCAGCCGTGGCTGTAGAACAGCGCCACCTCGGCGTGCCTGCGCCGCACTAGGCCCGGCAGCGTGACCCCACCGGCATGGACATACCCCAGCAGCGGGTAGGCGTTGTGCGCCCGGAAGCTGCCGGCGAGCGAGAAGATGATACCTGGCCCTAGGTTGTAGGACGCGGAGCCCATGGCGTCGACCATGCACTGGTTGTAGCTGCCGCCTATCTGCCGGATGGGGTAGAGGTAGTTGCGGTTGAGCAGGTTGCGTAGATTGGCCAGCCCGAAGGACCTGCTGATGCACCGGCCGCCGAACGTGTCGCCGAAGTCGGTTTCGCCGTAGCCGCGGGTGGAGACACGCCCGTAGGGATCCCAATACGGGCAGCTCGAGAAGCCCTCGAAGCCGGCGACGAACAGCACCCCGCGCGTCGAGACAGCCAGCCCGGCTACCGTGCGTGGCACCGCGCCGCGTGGCACCGCTGGCGCACCTTCGGGCCTGACGCCAGAGCCACCGGGACCGGGCACCTGGACGGGCAGGCAGCCGTGGCTGGGGATCGCAACCTGCCCAGGCGGGCAGGCTGGCTTGGGCTGCGGCGTCGCCTTGCCGCCCCCACAGCCAGCCAAGAGGGCGGCGCCCAACAGCACTACGAGGGCTGCGCGCATCCTTCTCATAGGCTACCGCCTATTCCACGGCCTTGCCGGACCGGCTCGAGGGCGGTGGCTGCGGCGGCACGTCGTGTAGATCGCGCACCGATTTGCCCACCTTGTCCACGCGGTCCATGACGCGATCCTCGTGCTTGGCCACGGCGGCTATGTGCTCGGCCCGCACCTTCCCGTCGTTAGGCACTTGGGGGTGGTGCAGCCGGCACAGTTTGAAGTGCCCGTGCGGGTAGCGGCCCCAGCGATGGCAGCCGGCGCGATGGCATTCGAGGTGCTTGAACAGGCCGCCCAGCAGCGTCACAAGGCCCAGCAGCGCCAGGACTTCGGTCCAGGCTTCGGTGAACGGCACGTGGGATAGAAACGCGATCACGGCGCCAACGCCGCATGGTGGTCGAAGTGCTTGATGTAGGCCGCTTCTTCTGTGGCAGAGAGCCGGCGCGCCTCTTGGCCGGCTAGGTCTGGCGTGCAGTCGAAGATCGGCAGGAAGCGGTCTAGGGTGCCGTTGCTAGCCCGGACGTGAATTATGATCGACGCCCGCACCTCCATCTGGCGGATGCAGATGCGATAGTCGGTCGCGTAGATGGCTAGTTTGTCCCCGCGGTCGTGCCCGGCCAGCTGCCCGGCTGTGCGGACGGCCAGCGCCGCCGCACGGTTGGCCTTGTCCGTGTTGTAGGAGATCAGCGTGCCCTGCCAGATGAACACGCCGGCCGACCCTATCCACAGGGCCAGCGATGCCAGCGCTACGGCCTTCCACTCGCGGGGGCTCATGGCATCGGCGGCGGGTAGAGGGCCAGCAGGATCGTGCCGCCGATCCAGAGGACGAAGAACAGGGTAATGATGGCTGTCTTCACTCGCTTGGCTCGTGCTCTCTGCTGCCGATGACGGCCGGGGCCAGAAGCAGGCCCAGGAATGAATACGCGATGGCCGGTTTGCCAATCGTAAGGCCCACGATGATCCCGATCAGCGCGACCCATTTGGCCACGGGAGAGAAGCTCTTGCTTAGTACGCGCAGTGCGCGGTCGAGGCGAGTGAGGGCCATGCAACTAAGACACCCGGCTAGACATCGAGTAGGCGATCACGGCAAGCCCCTACGACAGCCTGAAGCTCATGGCATCCAGCGAGATGGTTCCCACGGGTAGGACTGAACGTGTGATGGTTAGGTTGCCTGCGTAGCTGATTTTACCGTTAGTTTCTATGACAATTGCACTTGGGGCCAAGTAGGAGGCGCCTTCGCCCCCGCCTTCGCGACATACCGCGGGCTGTTGAGTGCCCTCTAGGGGCCGTAGGCCCGTTGGCAAGGTGCAAAGAACATCGTTCTTTTTGAGGGTTTGCCCAACTTGGGGGGCGATAACTCCTCTTAGAAATATTCGCGCTCCCTCTATACGCGCGCCGGGCGTCACACCACCACTAAGAGCTTCTGATTTGGCCCCAAAGGATTCCATGGCAGTCCATGCTCCAGCGCCTGTTCCGCTGGGCCGCGCCACGTTCAGAATCTTGGCCGTGACGATGCTCGTCACTTTTGCTTCGACCAACACGTAGCCCAGCACGAGGCTGGATTTGGGCACGGCCGCCACGCCTTTCAGGTTTTCCAGCGTACAGCCCGGTTCTTCGGCACCTTTGAGGGATTCGAATTTCGATTCCGATTTGCCCGTGCTGTCGGTGGCGTCGTCGTAGACGCGGACGATGATCGTGTCCACTCGCGGGTTGGTGGCGCCCGCGGCCACGATGGCTAGTTCAACGTTCGCGTTGTTGTAGGCGAAGAACGGGCCTTGGGTGGTCGTGACCGTGCCCGGCACCCACGCACCGCCTTCTGCCACCGTGCCACCCGCGATGAGCACGTGCATGTCCGGCGTGCCCTTCTGTTTCACTTCCATGGCTCCCGCCGTGACTACGCCACCCGCTGCGCTGATTAGCGAGCCCATGGCTAGGCGGGCCACCTGTGCGTCTGTTGAGGGGCCATCCAGCGCCCACGGTATGGCTAGCGTCATGGTGTCTCCATTCTAGTTTTCCGCAAAGAAGCTAACGCCGCCCAGGCCGAAGTCCGTCATCCCCGCTGCGTAGTAGCCGTTGACGATCCCTGCTTCGCTTACGATGATCGTGGCGGCCAGGGCTGTTTCGCCGTTCAGGGCGCCGGCAGGGTAGTCGCTCAGCTTGCCCGGCCGGAAGCCTTCGGGGAGTTCGAAGATCGTTTTCCCCGATGCCCCAGACTGCACCCTGCCGCGCAGGTGGACGAACCCCAGCAGGTCCTTGGTGTATGCGGCCGGCTCGCTGCCTGCCGCGTTTTTCCAAGCATTGAGCAACGCCGGTTCCACCCACGGCGGGCGCCCGCGAAGCAACGTCTCGATGGCCGCGACGCGGCTCTGTAGTTCGATGAGACCCGCTAGGCCGGCGTCGCGTGCGCTGGGAGCTGGGGCGGGCATCAGTGGGGGGGCGCTGGTGGCGCTGTGCTGAGCAGCGGCGCCACGCCGAGGTCGAGTTGCACGGTGCTGAGGCCGTGATCTTTAGGTGTGCACGTCCACTGGTTGAGACGCCATTCGTGCTCCATGCCCTCGGGGAACCGCGGGTCGGTGTTCTCGCCGGACACGCCGAACCCGTTGGCCGTCACAGGGTCGATCCTGAACAGCAGGCGATCGCCCACGTCGAATTCGCCCAGCGCCAGGGTGCTGCGTTCGGCGGCCGGCGTGCCCGGCAGCGGCACGGGCAAGACGATGCTGGGCGTCACCGAGGGGTACTGGTAGAGCGCCAGGTCTCCTATGGCCACCTCCTCGAGCAGTTCCTCCGAGGTCACCTGGCTACGGGCCTGCACGCGCTGCAGCAGCGGGTAGCCGGTGGGCTGGGCCTGCCCAAAGGCCGGTGTGGTGCCCGTCCCGCCCGTCTCAACCACTTCGGTGCCCTGCTGCGTGCCATCCTCCGGGTAGCCCCACTTGGCCGTGTCTCGGCCCAGAATCACGATGCTCGTTTCCGCGGCGTTGCGGCCCTTGAGCGGCCACCACAGGTTGATCGTCACGGCGGGCGTCTTGGTGCCCGGCAGGTAGGCCACGTCGTAACTGACGTCGAAGCCCGTGCCGTAGCCCATCTGCGCCAGCGTGCTCACGATGCTGTCTATGGTCTGCAGGCTGGTGCCGCTGTAGCTTGCTTCCACTTTGGCGCCCGAGCCGCCCACGGGGTTCAGCACCAGCGGGATTTTCGCGCCCGTCAGGTAGCCCGGCCCAGGCACCGTTTCCGCCGGCCAGTCTTCCCACCGTTCGCGACCGATGGCATCTTCTGTGACCCGCTTGGCGACTTTCATGGGGTCTTCACCGGCCGCCCAGATCGTGCCGTAGTCCTCGGCCTGCAGCCGGCGCTGGAAGTAGCTGCCGAACTCCGCAGCCTTGACCTTCAGGCTGTGCGTGGCGTCGTCGGATTCGTAGTCGGCGTTCCAGATGATCCCGCCCCACACCAGCGTGCCGTTCATGTCCACGAACAGCGCCGTGCGCGAGGGCCGCGTGGCGTCTTTCCAGTCGAACAGGTAGGTCTGGCTGGGCGCGTCGTACATGCCCGATAGCGGCAGGCTGCCCTGCCACGAGCCGGGCGTGTCCAGCACCCGGCCGAAGGAGACGCCCTGGTAGGGCAGCGAGTCCAAGGGCTCCCAGGTGAGCAGGTCTCTGGCCAGGTAGGTGAACGGGTTACCGCCGGGCGGCTGGGGTGGAAGGCCCGCCGCCACTTCGGCTGCCGACCCGCCGCCCGCGACTTCTTCTTCGCCGCCGGGGATGGCGGGTTCGCCACCTACGAGAAACGGGATGCGGGCGGGTATGCGCGGCATCTAGCCCTCTGCGGCCAGCTGCTCTTCTAGTTCGGCCAGGTGTTTGGGGAACCCATCCCGCGCGTAGGTGGGCCACTGCGCGGCGTAGACGGCGATCGGGTGGGAAACCAGCTCGGCCACCGTGGCACCGTCCTCCTCCCGCGTGCCGTGTATCTGTAGCTGCACCTTCACGAGCTTGAACTCTCTCTCCATGCTGCCTCCCTTATTTGAACGTCGCCACGGTCGCCAGCGCCGTGCGTGCTTTGTCGTGCGAGCGTTTCCCTATGTACGCGGTCGCGGTCGCTTCGGGCTTCAGCAGGCCCCAGCGATCCTGGGTGATGGGTTCCCACCACGTTTCCCACCCGGTTTTGCTGGGTTCAACAGCCGAGCCCGCTTTGATGCACACATACCATTCCGCGTCATTGATTTTGACCGACTGGACCGCGTCGCCGATCGCGAACGTTTCGGATTTCCAGGCGCCCTTGTTCACTTTGACGGCCGTGATCGCAGCAGCTTTGCCAGTGTTGTCGTGGGCGCTGTAGTACCACGAGCCCTTGGCTGTCAGCACCTTCAGGCGTTCCAGGCGTTCCAGGATGAGCGCCGCGAATTCGGTTTCGCACGTCCCTTCTTCGCCGACTTTCCGTAGCGCCGTCGCCCCGGCTTTTTCTTTGTCCAGCGTGAGCCACGGCCCGTTGCATTCGATGCCCCACTCCGTCGCCCAGATGTCGGTGTTGGGGAAGCCCACCGCCACGAGTTCGGTACGGTACTGTTCCATCCGGCTCCACTTGCAGCTCCCGCCTTCGCCTTCAAGTTTGCCGGTCGTGTTGCTGCCACCGTAGGGGTGGCAGGCCCACCCGCTGACGAACGCTTTCTTTTCCGCCGTGTTTAGTTCGGCGAGTGTGGGCGTCAGCCATTCGGCGATCGTCCTGCCCGACGTGGTGATCAGGAATTTGACGTTAGGCCACCAGCCTTTCCCGCTGTATTTGGCCTTCAGTTCTTCGACCAGGGCGATGAACAGTTTGGCGTTGTTTTTGGCGCATTTTTCGTATTTTTCTGCTTCGGTCCCAGCCCCTTCGCCCGTGCCGTAGCCTTTCTTTTCGTAGGTCTCGTTGATAACCTCGAAGATCAGTTCGCCTTTTTCGGCACCTTCCAGGAATTCAGCCGCGGCTTTGGTGAGCCACGCCGCTTTGTTCGGGGCTTCCAACATCTGCGCGGGGCTCAGGTTTGATTCCGCGCTTGTCCAGTCGCCGATGGTGCAACAGTTGTTGGTGAAGCCCGCCGCCTGAGCTTTGCTGAGGCTGTCGCGGCGCAGGTTGATGCGTTCGGAGCGGACACCAGCGGTGTAGCACGTAGCCTGCGTGCCGATCATCGTGGATTCCGATTCGTCCTGCATCCAGTTGACGCCCACGATCATCCCCGTCGGCGGCGGTGCTTTGATGGCCGGCACGCTGCCGCCAGCCTTGGCCCAGCCGAGTATTTCCGTGCCTTTGCTGAGCACCGCCAGCTGCATCACCGCACGTGACCCGGCTGCCGTTTCGAACGTTGGTTCGGGGCCGATCCATTCCAGCGCCGGGGCAGCGTTGGCGAAGCTCCACGTGCGCCCGCCCGTGGCGTCCTGCTTGATCAGCAGGGTGATTTCCATCGGGTAGGTGGTGGGCAGGTTGGTCAGCGTGAACACGGCGGCGCCGGTCAGTTCGATGCGGAACACGCTGGCTTTACTGAGGTCGAGATTGGTGGCGCCCGACACGCCCGTTTTCGCTTCTTCTTTGTTGAATTCCTGGGGGTTGCCGATCACGCCTGTGCCGGCGCTGTTTTCCGCCCACGACGACGCTTCGGTGTCCACTTTGATGAACGTCGTATTCGTCTGCACCCACGTCGAGCCACCGTGCGTCGTGCCCTGGAGGATCGGGACGAAGATGCCGTGCTTCAGAGCGCCCGTGGCGTAGGAGGCCGGACGTGCCCAGGCCGTGGTCCCTTTCTTGACTTCCCATAGGCCGTTTTCCGCTTCGGTGCCGGTCTGTTTGGAGGCCAGGACGATGTCGCCTTCGAGGAGCGTCACCCCGTCTGTTTCGGCGCTGGCCGGGATGCCTTTCAGCGTCACTTTGGCCGTTAGCACCACTCGAGCGCTCACGTTTTCGCGCTGAGCTATGTTGGAGGCGATGACTTCGGCTTCGGCTGCGGTGATGCCCGTGCCGCCCGTGTTGGCTTTCCATTCGGCCGCGGTCGCCCCGGCCGTCAGGATGTAGCCGGTTTTGAAGCCAGCGGTGGGGATCAGCTTGCCTTCGGCGCCGATGGTGAGCTTTTCTTCGGTCACGGCACCCACGGCGATCTTGCCGGTGGTCACGTTCAGGTTCTTGATGTTGGCCGTTTCGACCACTTCGGAGCCGAGTACCGCTTTCCACGCGACGGCGTAGTCGGTGCCGCTGGACTTGGCCAGCACCTGGCCCGCCGTGCCGCCGGCCGGGAGGCCCTGCGTGTTGATCAGGGCTATGCCGGCCTCCATGTGCTGCATGTCGGCCGCGTTGGCCCACGTCACTTCGTCCGTCCAGGTTTGTACGGCGTAGGTGGCCATCAGAAGGACCTCGTAGCGTTGAAGAGGAAGTCTTGTGTCGAGACCTGGGGTTCTCCTTCGGCGTTTAGGCCCTGCCCGCGCCACCGCCACATACCGGCCTGCGAGGCCGTGGGCACCACGACGAGGTGGTATTCGCCCACGCCATCCCTGACCGCCACGACCGTGTGCTCTTGGCCGCGCGGCGGCTGGTACACGCAGTTGACTGTGCCGCCTGGGTCGCGGCCCACGCCGCTGGGAAGCCCGTTGCCCTCCATGAAGCGCTCGAACTCATCGTCGGTTAGCTCGCGGACGGCGAAGAAGAACCGCAGCCGTGTTTCGTTTTCAACTGGCCATGATGAAATCATTGCACGGCGCCTCCAGATAGAGTGACAACAGAGCTACCGCCGCCGACGAACAGCGGCAGTAGCGGGCCAGCTTCGCCCACATGGTGCACGTCGGTTCCCAGAGCTGCCGCGTAGATCACAACAACCCCATCGTCGCCGTATTCGATAACGCCAGCCACGACGTAGGTATCAGAGCCGTCCGCGGTGGTGGCGATGACGGCCGTGCCCGCGTCCTCGTGCTGGTATTCGTCTAGGCCGAGCGCTTCCGGCAGGATGACAAGGGTAGCGGTGTCCTCCACCTGCTCTTCCTCATTGCCCAGGCACGACACCGCGACGATGGCGGCTTTCGTGCCGAGCGCCTGAAAGTCCACCGGCCCCGAGACGGCTACCGTTCCCCATTCTTCGACCGCGCCCGGTTCGGCGAACGTCGCCGGTTTTTTATTCTGGAAAGTGAGGCCGGCTTCCTCGCGTATCGTGACGCTCGTGGCGGCAACCTGCGGATTCACCGCGACCCAATACTTCGTCCCAGTGAGGACCGCTATGGACAGGCCCGTCACTTTCCACCATTCGCTGTTGCCGGGTTTGGTATCGTGTTTGCCCTTGCCCAGCGGCGCGGCACCCGTGACCGGAGCGTTAGCGCCCGTGTCGGCGTAGACCGCGACCCATTGACTCGTAGACGAGCCAGACGCAGCCGATGATCTGATCTGTATTTCTTCGATCGTGCCCGATTCAAGCGCGGTGAACTGGAACACCTGTAGTTTCGTCGAGCTGATCGACTGTGCTTTCGTTTTCGGAGTGGCATTGCCCGCGAGCAGGTCCATCACGTCACCGCTTCGACAAACGCCGCGAGTTCGACCTTGCAGGCGCCCATTAGCGCCGCGCCGTGCCCAGTCCCTTCCTTCTGCACGATGGTTATACGCGACCCATACCCCGCTGCGACCATCGCCGCCCGCAGCGTTTCAGCCAAGGCGAAGGGCACCAGTTTCTCGTGCGAGTGAAAGCAGAGCATGTTCGGGCACGTGGACTCGACGTGCGACGCCGGGTCGTAGGCTTCGCTGAAAGTCCGCGCCGGGTAGGCGTGCCCAACCTCGCCCGCCGCCGACAACGATGGCCCGCCCGGTAGTTCGCCGAGCACGATCTGTTCAAGCGTCACGAGCGCCACCGGCCCGCTCAGCGTGCCCACACCCTTCACTCGTCCGGAATGCGCTTTGTTCGCGGTGATCGCACCCCACATCGCAACGTGGCCACCCGCCGACGTGCCGACCGCGCAGACCTTCGCCGGGTCGCCGTTGTAGTCCGCGCAATGATCGACGACCCACTGAAACGCACGCGGCAACGCGGCGGTTTGCTTCGGCGCCCCCGGATTCGTGCCCGTCGGCCCTTTGATGAGCGGGTAGTTGATGTCGATGACGCAGAAGTTGTAGGTGCTCTGGAGCATTTTGTTGGCCGAATCGTTGGCCGGCGCTTCGCCCGGTTTCGCATTGCCCGACGACCAGCTCCCACCATGCACCATCACTACCACCGGACGCCCCGGTTTCGATGCCGGGTAGACTACCGTTACCACTTCGTCTTCCGAGTTGTCCGCGCCAGGCCCGTAGGGAATCCATGTCAGCTGTGGTTCCCCTTCTTTGCCTTCTTCGGGCGGCGGCACTTCCGGCCCCAGCCGTAGCCGCGCCGTGTAGCGATACACCGAGTGCGCCGGCAGGTGCCGTTCAGGGTATTCCGAGCCGCGCTTGATCCCGAACGCGGCGATCGCCGTGATTCCCTTGACCAGCACCACAGACCCAGCGTCTTCCCAGTTTGTCGCGCTGCCGGTATTCCATTCAACCTGGGGAAATGTGAATACGTCACCGAACGACAGGGGGGCTTCCGAGGCCTGGCGCGTGTAGCCAGTGCCGGATACCTCGGCAATGTCCGCGATGGTATCGGCCCGTTCGTGAGCCCCTTCTCCCTCTACGGGCTTCAACGACAGCGCGAATTCAACGCCGCCGACCAGGCCACCCTTGAGCAGCAAGCGCGCACCCCCGTCGAAAAGGAGAGCCTCCATCGGTCAGCTCAGGTCCAACGTGAACGTGAACTTCTCGGTCGTGTTGGCGCCCGACATGTCCCGCGCCACACCGTTCGTCTGCAGGTTGCGCACCGCGATCAGCACGCCGCCTGCAATCAGGCCACACGACTTCACGGCTGCTGGCCAGTTCACCGCAGCCCCCGTTTTCCATTCGTGCTGGTCGGAGACGATCTGCGTGGCCACCGGCTCGTTTGCTTCCGCTTCAGCCTGCTGTTCGTAGAGGGTGCCTGTGATCTCGCCCGGCATTTTGGCTGCGATGAGTTTGTCGGTCGCGACGATTTCGTCTGCCGTGAACGTCGACAGCGCGTATTTCACGGGCGTGCCGGCGAGCGAGTTTGTCAGCAGCCAGTCCAGCCCATCGTTCAGCACTTTGTAGTCGGCCATGGCGTTTGTTCTCCAATCACTTAGGGGTAGGCGAGTGCCAGCGAGCTGCCACCGCCCGCTGGGGTGACTGTCTGCGATGCGCCGTTGGCGAACAGCAGCAGCTTCGGGCCGGTTTCATGTGTGCGCGCATGGCCGACGAGGAGCAGGGCACCCGTGGCTTTGCCGCCGACGCGGTTGGAGGCGATGCCTTTGCTCGAGCCGGCGAGCAGCAGGGCGCCCGAGGCTTTGCCTGTGACAACGGCTCTCAGGGTGCCTTTGGCGGTGCCTGTCAGCGTCAGCGCGCCCGTGGCTTTGCCGACGACGCGGTTGGACGCAGTACCTTTCGCCGAACCCGTGAGCGTCAGAGTGCCGGTGGCTTTGCCGACGACCGGCGCCCCCCCCGAGATGGTGCCTTTCGCGGTGCCCGTGAGCAGGATCGCGCCGGCCGCTTTGCCTTTCAGGGCTTCGGCTGTCGCGCCTTTCGCTTTGCCCGTCAGCAGCAGGGAACCAGTACCTACGCCTTTGACGACGTTCGCTGCGACGCCTTTGCCCGTGCCCCCCAGCAGCAGCGGCCCAGTCGCTATGCCTTTGACGACGTTGGCGGCGACACCTTTCGACGTCCCGCCAAGGAGTATCGTCCCTTTGGCTTTGCCTTCGAGTTGGCCGCCCGTTTCCGTGCCGAGCGCCCAAATCGTCATCAACGTCGATTCGGCGAATACTTCCCATGTCGTCGCTTCCCCCAGTTCGGGGGCTTTCGTGCCGGTGGTGCCTTTCTTGATATCTTCTTTGCCGGCTTCTTTTTTATACTTGAGTTTGAACGTCCCGAGCGTCGGGACGACTGCAAGCCAGTACGTCGTGCCGGCCGTCACAGCAACCGAGAACCCTGTGGCCGTTAGGGTGAGTTCTTCCCCGATTTTGATTTTGCCGGTTTTTTTATGGGCTTTCAGGACCCCGGGGACACCGGCCCCTTCGCTGTAGATCCCTATGTCACAGTCGGTTTCCGCCGTTTCGCATTTGACGGTGACCTTGAGTTCTTCGATTGTGCCCGTCGCCGCCGCTTTGAACTTACAGGCAAACGGGCGTTCTTTACTCTCTATGACAAGTGTTGCTTCGGCGGTTTCGTTGCCGACGAGGCGCGGCATGACGGGTTACGGGTTAGCGGTAAGGGTAGCTACCAACCCCTGTACGCTTTTTGCGAGTTTGGCAGTCGCCTGCTGGTTCACTTCATGCGTGACCGCATCGAACAAGCCGAGCTGCTCCCCGAGTTCGATGAACCGAATAGCCTGCCCCAGCTTGTTGTTCGTCGGCTGTAGGTTCTGCAATTCGTCGCAGGCCGCAGCGAGTTCTGCCATCGGGGTAGCCATCAGAGCACTTCAAACGTGAGTTCTTTGGCAGCGAAGCTGAATTCCGTCGTCGTTTCGAGGATCGTCACTTCCGGCGCCACCGGGATCATCTGCAACAGTTCGCCTGTTTCAAACGTGGCAGCCGCTGCTCTGGCGATATACGCAAATTTCACTTTCGGGTTCGTGACAACGCCGGGGACCGCGATGAAGACTTTGACGATTGCCGCGTTCTGCAACAGGGCGCCTTTGCCTGCTTCCCCAAGCACACCTTCCTGTTCGGTAACAGCCAGAACTGTTTTGACTTCGATGCGTTCTTTGTACCCCGTCGTACCCTTCAGTTCTTTCATCGTGGCAAAGTCGGCGTTTTTCTTGGATTCTTTTTCGCAGAAGCCAAGATAGAGTTTTTCCGCCGCGATCGCTTTGATCGCTTTGCCATTGAACAGGTATTCGGCGATTTCCTTCTCAAACACTGTTGATCCACCAGCGGCCATGACCTACTCCTTCCGGGGCCTCATAGGCCCATGTACGCCGACGCCCACTGCACGGTTAGGGTGCCCGCTTCTTTGACTTTGTCTTCACTCGTGAACGCCAGCTCCGTGTTGCCCGGCGGGCAGTTGAACCAGTCATTCCCCGGCTGCTCCGAGCTGCGCCTGCTGCTGCCCTGCACGGTGCCGGCTGTGCGCAGCACGGCACTCTGCCAGTCGAGGTCTATGGTCAGCGTGTCGCTCGCGTTGAGCACCAGTTCGAAGCCTATGCCGGGGGCACCTGGCTGCGAGCGGCAGGTGATGCGCGGGTTGGTGCACGGGCCGGTCACCACGAGCAGCGGGCGCGTCTCGAAGCCGCCCAGGTTTTCGACGGTCACGATGTTGCCGCCGCCGGCCGCCGCAAAGACGATCGGGAATTTGATGGGGAATTTGATGCCGCCGGCCACTTCCGGCAGGCCCACCGTGCTGCTGTTCACCGGCACCGCGTACCAGCGCGGGTCCGTGGCATGGAAGGCCGTAGTGGCGATCGTGGCGTAACCGAAGACGGTCTCCGTGCCCACCGGGCACTTGTGTTTCCGTGGCCGGGCCATGCTGGCAAAGAGGCCGTTGGGCAGTTGTAGGAACAGCGGTTCCTCTACGTTGCCTCGAGGCCCCAGCACAGCGCCTAGTTCCTGCCGCGCCACGTCTAGGGCTTTGGCCGTGGTGGCCGCAATCACCTGCTTGACCACGATGTTGCGGCCGGGAGAGAGGTCTAGGCCCAGGTATTCGCCCTGGTCCAACGCGCGCTGCACATCGCCGGTCACGTAGTCGGGCGGGTCGAGGCCTTCCGCGATTTCCTGTAGCTGGAAGGTGCTGCCCTGCACGACGCCGCCGAAGGAGAAGTCGCCGTAGGCCAGTTGCCACGGCGTGAGGTTGGGTAGCTGGACGGAGGGGGCGGGGAAGCTCATTTGGCCACCGGCAGCGTGCCCGTGTGGATGTGCCAGCTGATCTCCTGCAGCAGTTCGCCAGCACTCATTTTGGTCCCGTCTGGGATCGTGATGGTGAAGTTGACCGGCGCCTGCGTGGCGCCTTCGGCCGTGGTCTTCTTTTCCTGCGCCAGCCGTTCTTCTTCCACCTTGAGCCGTTCTTTTTCCGTCTTGTCCCGCTCTTCGGCGCTCTTGGCTTCCTGCGCCGCGTTGTTGGCCATCTCGACGGCCGCCTGCTGGCTGGTCTCGTTCACTTTGGCCGTGTTCTCTGTATTGACGAGGCGCTGCTTGGCTTCGGCCTCTGCCCGTTCGCCGTGGCCTTCCGTTTCGTCCACCGCCTGTTTGGCCAGGCTGATCGCCACGTCATCGCGTTCCTTCCATTCGTCTAGCGCGACCTGCGCCTGCGCGGCGAAGAGGTCTGCGCCCTGCTTGCCCACCATGGCGGCCCTGTCGAGCGTCGTCTTGGCCTGGTTGGCGATCAGCGTGGCCTGGCGCTCGGCCTGGTCGGTGTGGATCTTGTCTTCGTAGGAGAGTTTTTCCGCCGTGGCTTTTTCGGCGGCCTTGACCAGCGCCACCTTGAGCGCTTCCAGTGCTTTCTTGTGGGCGTCGACCAGTTTGGTGACCATCTTGTCTAGGCCGGCGGTGTGGTCCGAGTGCAGCTTGGCCACGAGTTTGTTCAGCCACGTGTCGTGCTTGCCGCCCACCACGGCCGTGAGTTCCTTTACGCCGCCCGACTGGATCGCGCCCGTGATCTTGTTGAGCTGGTCCTGGCCCTGTTTGGTGTCGGCCGAGACTTTGGCTACCCACTCCTTCTGCGCCGTTTCGAACTGCTTGCTCACCCGCTGCAGTTCGACGGCGCCCGTTTCGAGCTTCTTGTACGCCGGCCGGGCGAAGTCGCCTTCGCCTACTTTGCGTGTCTCGTGCGCCACGCCGCCGCTGCCGCCCACGTTGCCCTCGATCGTCTGCACGGTGCTGCCGTGCACGGACTGGACGAAGCCCACGTGCGAGTCACCGAACATCATCAGGTCGCCGGCCTTGGGCGTCTTCTTGACGCCTTTTTCATAGCCGTGCGAGCCCGCCTCGGCCCATTCGCGGATCGTTTTCACGCTGGCGGTGCGCACGGCTTTGTTGGCGCCGCCCATCATGGCTGCCGTGGTAGCGAACTCTGCGCACCACGCAGCGGCGCGCGTGTGGAATTCACCCTGCAGCTTGTCCAGCTCCGGACCGCGGTTGGAGCCGGTGGACTCCTTGAAGTGCCCGACCATCTGTTCGGCCCACTTGACGATTTCCTTGGGCGACTCGCTGACCTTCTTGGCCGCGGAGTGGTGCACCGTCGCCGCTTTGTGCTGCGTCTTGGCGGCGGCTTCCTGTAGGTGGCCGGCGCCTTCTAGGGCCTTGCTGTGGTGTTCCATCGCGGACGTGTGCTTGGCTTCGGCGGGGTGCTGCTTGAGGGCTTCGCGGGCGTATTTTTCGCGGTTCTGCACTTCCGGCTGGCCCGGTTTCTCGAAGTGCTGCGAGAAGATGCGCGCCGCTTCCTCGGGCGACTTGGCTTTCTTGAGTTGCGCTAGCCCGTATTCGGGGTTGGACGACAGTTCCTTCCACGCTGCTTCGATCTGCTGTTTGACACTGCCCGACCCCAACCCCGAGCGCGAGCCGATGCCCTGGAACAGCCCTCCGCCGGGCGCGTTGGGGTTGGTGGACGACTCCTGTTCGATGTTCCCGACGATGCCGGCGGCCTGCGCACGGGTCAGGCCCTTGGATTCGAAGAACGCCATGATGCCGCCCTGCGTGGCCGACTTGCTGCCACCGACTTCGCGGGGTGTGCCTTCGGCTTCGTTTTCTTCTTCCTGCTTGTGAGTGAAGCCACTGGCTTCGACGCTCATTTCCTGGATTTTGCCGATGTCGCCAGTGATTTCGCCGATGGTTTCGTTGAAGACGTCGATCAGGCTGTTCAGGATCCCGATGATGAAATTGGCGGCTGCAACGGTGGCTTCTTCCATGCCTTTCATAGCCGCTTCCCAATGCTGGGAAAGCTCGTAGGCGGCTATGCCCAGCGCCACCACGGCCACACCTATGCCGGTGCCCATCAGCGAGGCATCGACGGACACCGCTGTGGCCTCAGCGTCGGCGGCAATGGCTGCGTCGGCTGTGCCCATGATCCCGGCCGTCTCGAGCATTTTCTTGCCCATAGACACCATCGCCGCGATCATGTTTTTCGTGCCACCGATGAACGCTGCCACCTTGACGGCCACAAACGAGCCGATGGCCGCGCCCAGCACCGTGGCTATGACGCCGGCTAGGACCTTGGCGGCGGCTTCGTGCTTTTTCAGCCAGTCGATGCCTTCGCTGAGGCCTTTGGCCAGTTTGGTGATGATCGGGATTAGCGCCTGCCCGATCTTGGTTGCCAGATCTTCTACCGTGGCGCGCAGTATTTTCATCTGCCCGCCAAGGGTTTCCGACTGCTTCTTGGCTGCGTCGGCCGCGGCGCCGTGCCTCTGCACCGCTGCCGTGCTGGCCTGGTAGGCGTGCGGGCCTTGCAGGATGATGTCGAGGAGTTGCTTATTGGCGCTGGCGCCGAACAGCGCGCGCGTGGCCTGCAGTTGGCTCTGCTGGTTCAGGCCGACTAGCTTCGGCTGCAGTTGCGCGATGACGCTGGTCAGGCCGACGAACTTACCGCTCGAGTCAAACACGTGAATGCCGAGCTGTTTCATCATTTCCTGCGTCTTGGTGCCGCCCGATAGCAGGGTGTTGAAGGCCCCGTTCAGGGCCATGAGCGACATACGCCCGGTGATGCCGTGCTTGGCCAGTAGCTCCATGAGCCCGCCCGATTCGGCCAGCGAGGGCGCCAGGTCGCCCAGGCGGCCCCGCATACGCTGCAACTGGCTGGCCAACTGCTCCACCGACGTGCCGGTCTGTTTGGAGGCGTTGAACAGCACGTCTGAGGCGCCTGCCGCCTGCCCGGCGTTCAGGTGGTACGCCAGCATGATCTTGCCCAGCGAGTCGGTGGCGGCGCCTAGCTCGATGCCCGACGCCTCGGCTAGGTCCATGGATGCCGCCATGACCTTGGTGGCTTCGCCGGCACTCAGGGCGTGCCCCACCACAGCGCCTAGCTCGCCGGCGACTTTGGCGTAGGCTTCACCGATAGCTTTGCCGCTGAAGATGGTGGTGCCGGCGGTGGCCAGGAAGGCGTTGCTGATGCTGTTGGCGGCCTTGACGCTGATGCCCTCGCTGTTGGCTATGGCCGCCGTGACCTTTTCCTGCTTCACCGCCAGGTCGACGCCCGCCGCCGCTACCCCGGCCATGGCCACGCCCACGCCCAGCAGGACGTGACCTCCCAGCGTGGCCATGGTGGCGCCCAGGTGCGAACCGCTCTGATCGACCTTGGCCATCTTGTCGGCCGTGGTCGTAAGGTGCCCGCCGAAGTTGGCGAACGGCACGCCCAGGTTGTTGAGCGTGCGGCCTATGCCGCTGGTGCCCGAGCTGAAGCCCTTGCTCAGCTTCTGCCCGCCCTCCTCGCCGGCCTTCTCCGCCCGCTTGCCGAAGTTGCCCAGCGGCGTGGCCGTCTGTGCGTGCAGCGCCTCCTCGAAGCCAGCCGTGACCGGCGTGATGATGATCTCTGCTGCGCCTACGACGTCGGTCACGGGCTACACCCCCTCTGCCGCCTGGGGCAGCCGCTCCCACTGCGCCAGCATCTCCTCCGACCGTTCTGCCTCGCGCACCTGCGCCGGCCGCAGCCCCCACTCCTGCTCCTCGTACTCCTCGCGCTCCGCTGGTGTGAGCGGCGCTGGCAGCTCGTGTTCCAGCGACTCGCGGTATGCCTGCCGGGCTTCGACGGGCACTTCATCGAGCATGTAGGTGTAGACCACATCGAGGGCTAGGCTGGCCGGCCTACGGCGCAGGTCGGCTATGCCCTCCCGTTGGCCCCGGCCGCTGATCTCCGCGCGCCGCGCGATGGCCCACCAGCCGAGGCGGAAGGCCGTCTCGTAGGGCGGTTTGTGTAGGCGGCGATCAGGCTGTTGGAGAGCAGGTCCAGCAGGTCGGGGTTGAGGCTCAGCCCGTGCCGCGTGGCGTCCAGCATCGCCCGGAAGCGCTCGCGTTCCTCGTCGTTGGCCAGGCAGTCCAGGACGAACTCGAGCAGCTGTGCGCCGCCGCGGCCCGACCCCACCGCCTCCAGAAAGTCTGTGAACGCGCCGAACGGGTAGGTCGAGTTGCACTCGTAGCCGTACTCCACGACCTTGACCTTGCCCTTGTCGTCGCGCTGGTGCCCCACCACCTTGAACGGGATCGGCTCGGCGGCCTGTGCCTCCTCTAGCGTCTCGCCCGGTGCGATGTTGATGTCCATGGTGCCTCGCCTCCTGCGTTGGGTTGTGAGGGCAGTATGCGCGGGTGGCTCCCCGCTGGCTAGGCAGGTGTGGCAACATTTGGCCATGCCCACGACCATGGAGCGCTTCTTGGGCCGGGTGCGCTACGCCGGCAACGATCGCTGCGGCCTCGGCCGCTGCTGGGAGTGGGCGGGACGCACGCAGAGCGGCTACGCCTACTTCCCGCACCGGGGCGAGGGCAGCCGCATGGCCCACAGGTTCTCCTATGAAGCACTGGTCGGGCCGGTGCCCAAAGGCCGCAAGCTCGTGAACGCTTGCGGTGACCGGGAATGCGTCAATCCCGAGCACTGGTCGCTTGCATCCTAGCTATTGGTGTGCTATAGTTCCCTCGGCGCACAGGGCTGGCGCTAGCCCGCGGCCAGCGGTAGCGCGTCCCGCAGAAACGGCTGCGGGCGCGTGCCGGGGTGCTGCACGCTGCTGAAGAAGTATTGGCCCGGCCCGTTGGGGCCTGCGTCCCACCAAAAACTGAGCGTCGGGTTGCCGTAGATCGCGTGCGGCTGCGTGCCCTCGTGAACGAACAGGCTGTAGCTCGTCCGCGTAGGGCTGCACGGCGTGGTGTCGCAGACGATCCTGATGATGAAGCCCGAGGGCACGCCGAACTCCACGCGCTTGACGATGCTCTCCTGCAGGCAGCCGGTGCGCCGGGGCGCTTTGGCCCGCGCGGCCATCTGCACGACCGTGGCGCGCTCTGATAGGTGCCGGAACACGGGGCCGCCCGGTCCCTTCAGCAGCGCCTGGAGCTTCGCGCCGTCGGTGACGAGCCTGATGGCTATAGCGACACCTCGAACAGCAGCCGGTGCCCCGCCAGCCCGCCCTCTGGCCCGACCGTCGTGCACGGCCCTACGACGAAGTCCATGCCCAGGCCCGTGGCGACCGAGGCCGCGTGTACCGTCACGGCCGCGCGCACCAGCGCCAGCGCGTCGGTCATGGCCACCACCCCGGCGTCGTTGAGTTCACCTTCGTCTGGGATGCCTTCGGGGCCGTCGCTTAGCGCCGGCACGACGCGCACGATCGCCACGGCGAACTGCGCGTAGAAGTTCTCAGAGCCCGGCAGGTAACGTTGCGCCTGTGGGGCGCCGGGTTTGCCCTGACCCACGCTCTGCAGCGTCACGACGAGCTGTTCGCCGTCCCACGGGATGATCGAGCCTGGCGCCATATAGCGGCGATCCGGCAACGTCACGCCCTGCTCCTCGAGCGCGTCCGCAAACGCCGCCAGCGCCTTGGTGGCCACCTCCCCTACCGTCACGCCGGCTCACCGCCCCAACGGGGCTGTCGTGGCGGTTCTGTGGCCGCTCACGGTTAGGGCGCCGCCTGCGCCTGGCGCCGCGGCCTGCCCATGTCCGGCGACCACACCATGCCCTGCCTGTCGGCCATGCCGGGGTTGACGCTCTTCAGGAACAGGTCGACCTCGTAGATGCCCGTGCCGGCGCCTTTGCGCAGCAGGTCGATCACGTCCACCACCTGGGCGCTGATGCCCTGTCTCTGCATTGAGGTGACGCGCTGGGGCATGTGCTTGCGATCGCCCAGCTTTGGCAGGGCTATGTACTGCGCCAGCGTGAGCGCCGCGGCCGTGCCCAAGGCCGGCGGGTCCTGCCCGAACAGGAACGTGATGCTGAACGTGCCCGGCTGCGTGTCGGGCAGGTCCATGCGCTGGCTCGTGGGCCAGCCGTAGCGGGCGGTGGGCACGTAGCTGGCCGTGGGCCGTATCCGCACCAGCGTCTTGGCGTCGCGCAACTCGTACTCTTCGTCTGGGATCACGATGCCGTCGATCTGCACCTGCACGATCGCGCGCACCGGCCACGGGATCTGGATTTCCGGCGGGTCGCTGCGGCCGTAGTGCGTTAGCACGCCGGGGACGAAGCTGCCGTAGGCCGAGCTAAAGCCGCTGCTCGAGTACCAGCCGACGGGTGATAGCGTGGCGCCCAGGGAGCGCATGTCTATGTCCGTGGGGCGGCTTACGGGCCGGATCGTGGCCGGCCCGCACTCGCCCGTGAACAGGCGCCCGCTCTGCTCGTAGAGCGCCTCGCTGGCCTCCATGGCAGAGGAGGCGCAGATGGCCTCCAGCTGGCCGTCGGTTAGCGCCTGCTTTTTCGTGAGCGCGTCGGCGGCTTCCTTGACCCACTGCAGTTCTTCCACGTCCTGGCCCGATGTCCAAGGTGTGCATGGCCCTGTACGTGCCACGGGGTTACTCCCTCCCCGCCGTGGTGTTAGGGTGGGACACGTGAGCGACCGACGCCAGATGAACATAAACCGTAGAGCTGACGCGTTCCGCGAAATGGGCGGGTGTTGCGTGCGCTGCGGAAATGGTGACCCGCGAGTGCTTGAGATTGACCATGTCAACGGCGGCGGCCACGCCGAGCGCCGTGCTGGCATCAAACACGGCACCCGACGCTATTACGACCTGATTGCAGCCAACCCAAGCGAGTATCAACTGCTGTGCGCGAACTGCCACAAGATCAAGACGCTTGAAAACAGCGAGCGCATCTACGGCCCACGACCGGCTCCGCAAACCCCAAAGGAACGCGCCGCCAACCTGGCGCGCAACCTGTCCTCGGGTCCACAGCGTGCGCGTGCCCTCGCGCGCGAGCAGACACGCCGCGAAAACGCGACCCCAGCAACGCCCGAGGAATTGCAGCGACGCAAGGCTCGCCGTGCTGAACTTGAGCGCGGGCGCTACGCCCGGAGGCGCGACGCCCGCAAGCAAGCTAGCTAGCACGGCTACGTCTAGACCGTCGCGTACTGCGGCGAGTAGGACGGTTCCGGCACGACCTCGGCGCCGCACCGTAGCCGCTGCCAGGCCCTCGCGGCAGAGAAGGTGCTGGCCGGCCATTCGCCGCTTGGCCCCGTGCCCCAGCCCGTGTTGCCCACGCCGATGCCTTCCATGAGCGTGGCCGTGTTGGCGTTGTTGAGGTCGCGTGCGGCGATGTGCATGTGCCGCACCCTCGGCAGCACCCACCACCAGTAGGGCAGCGTCTGGCTCACGGCGCCTTCCACGTAGTTGTAGCTCCACGCCTCGATGCTCACGCCGTTGGGCTGGCCTACGGGGCCAAGCAACGGGGCGCTCACGCCCAGGTTTTCGCCCGCGCCGCCCGTGGTGTCCGTTTCCGAGACGTTGCCGTTGGGCACGATGCTGCCCGTGTCCCAGAACACCGCTTTGAATTCGCCGATTTTGAATTCAGCGGCGTTTTCCGTTTCGTTCACGATTTCGACGGTGGCCGAGGATGCGCCGATGGGCACGTAGCCCACCACCTTGACGACGGCCTTGCCTTCTGCTGCCGCCTCGGTCACGAGGTAGGTGCCGCCGGGGATCCCTACCGTCACCGTTTCCACTTCGATCACCAGCGGCGTGCCTTTTTTCAGCCCTTTGATCGCCACCGCTTTTTTCAGTTTCGGTTTGGCGATGTTCGGCACGTTGCCGAGGAACTGGCCGGCGGCGGGACTGCGGCCGTAGATGCGGTAGCCGATGGCCGTAGCCGCTGCGCCCGTGGGCGTCACGATGGCCGTGTTGGTGTTGGAGGCGTTCGTTTTCGCGCCCAGCACTTCAACGGTGGCTTTGCTCTCGCCGTAGACGTTGTATTGCGCCGTGCGGTAGCCGACGAAACCTTCGAGGATCGTGCCTTCCGTTTTCTGCGAAACCACGGCGGGGGCGCCCGGTTCGCCCAGCGCCGCCGCGCTCGATCCCAGCAGCGTGCCACCGCAGCACATCTGCTCAATCTGCGGGTCGGGCTTCGCCAGCTCCAGCTGCACGGTGTAGAACTTGATCATGTCGCCGTGCTTGGCCAGCGTGGCCAGGTCACCGGCAGCGTTCTCGATGGCGATGTCGGCGCCCGTGTGCATCGAGGGCGCGATGTTCAGTTTCATGCCGTCTTTGGTCGTGACGGTCACGGCGCCGGGGGCGATGGTGCCTTCTTCGGTCAACTGGCTGACGCGGAATGCCTTGACGAAGACGCTCGCGCCTGGTGTGACTACGGTCATCGGTCAGGCTCCTTGTCTCGGTTGCTCATTCTTCGAGTTTCACTTCCACGCAGTAGCGCGCGCTGTTGTCCAGGTACGCCACGGCGAACTTCTCGGCGTAGAAGCGGATCGTGTTGGGGAACCCACCCTGCCCCCAGTCGACGGCCTCGGCAAAGGTGTCGGGGAACACCGTGCCCTCTTTCTCGGCCCGCACCATCACGAGCGTTGAGGCGAACATGTAGGCGCAGCCGGCGCCCGGTGCTTTGCCGCCGCCGCCTTCGCCTTTGTCGGGGCCTGTGCCGGGGTAGCCCGCGCCTGGCACCACGATGTTGTCGAACATGTCGAGCATCATGCTGCCCACCCGGCGCACCTTTGTGAGGTTGGTGGCCGTCTGCTTCTGCACGTGGATCATGCCCTGGCCGCCGAAGCCGGTGTCGAGGGCATCCTGTAGCAGCTGCAGCCCGCGCGTAGGGCTCACTTTTTTCCCGGCTTCCAGCTCGGTCAGGCCCGTTTCCTGGGCCAGATAGTGGTTGGGCCATGTCGATTTGATCGCCTGCGCGCCCGTCCAGAACTCCTTCTCGATCGCCTGGTGCTGCGCGTTCTCCAGCAGCCGCAGCGCGCGGCCCTTGAAGTCGCGCGCCTCGAAGGCGAACGTCGAGCACTGGTCGGTCACGCGGATCAGGTAGGGCACCGCCGTGATGAGACCCAGGTTGGTGTAGCCGCCCGGCCCCGCCGATTTGTTTTCCGCGGGCGCTTCTTTGCCGGCTTCTTCTGCTTCGCCAATGTCCGTCCACGTGAACGTCGTGCCTTCGCCCGCGGGCGTGTACGGGTTCACGGCCGTGACCGCTTTCGTTTTGATCCGCAGCGGTTTTTTCACGCCGGCTTTGCAGCGGTAGAAGCGGTATTTGACGCCCGCCGAGCCGATCTTGTAAACCGTCAGCGTGACGGATTTGGAGGCACCGGCCGGCGTGGCTGCTACTACGGCCGATGCCGTAGTCTCGCCGTTGGCGTTGATCGCGGTTACAACGTATTCGAATTCTTCTTCGGCTAGGGCGCCGCCTGCTTTGATCACCGCTTTTTCGATGGTCGGCGCCGGCAGCGCCGGCAGGTCCACCGACGTCAGGTCGCACGGGTCGCGCACAGCGGCGGCGGCGTGGGACTCGGGTGCATACGTAATGCCCCTTACCCACGCCTCGCCCTGCCGCCGCTGTAGCTCCGCGTAGAGGTCCGGCACCTGTTCCCGCAGCAGAGCCTGCTGGTCCCCGGAGACAAGCTCCAGGTCCGTGCCGATCGTCGGGTCCGTCGCATCGTCGGGCCTGACGGCACTGTTGAGCAGGCTGAGCTGCGGCGGCTGTGGAGGGATGGTCGGTACAGGTATCGCCATGTTCGCTGCCATACCGATCTCCCTCCTTTGCCGTTACCCGTTTGCCTGTATCCGATCAGGCGGGCGGTTTGCCTTTCATGTCCAGGGGCGCCGCAGCCGTGCCGGTCGACTCGAAGGTCATCACCGTCTGGAGCGCGCCGTTGGCGTAGCTGCGTTTCGCGATGCCCTCGAAGGTCTCCACGAACGTCTCGTAGTCGTTCGTGGCGTCCAGGGTGCTGTCGCGCACCACGCCGAGGTCGAGCCGTCCCGCGTCGAGGAACTGGATGGCCCCCTCGACGAAGAAGTAGCCCACCACTTTGGTCGGGAACGGCTTGATGGCCGCTTTGGCCGGGGCGACGAAGATCTGGCTCACGCCGCCTTCCACCGCCGCCGTCTGCCCGTCGAAGTGCCAGATCGGCCGCACGTTGTAGGGCGCGAACAGCGCGTCCACGTCGGCGTCCGATACGCACAGCGCATCGCGGCCCGGTGCGTAGACGTGCGCCGCCTCGCGGGCCAGGTCCGCTTTGATCTCGTTACGGAGCCAGCGGGGCAGGATGAACGAGAACGCCTGGTCGTCGGAGAGCCTGTGCAGCTGCTTCTGCTGGCTGCAGAGCAACGGCAGCACCGAGGATAGGAGTTCCCGCACCGTGCCCAGTTGCGAGGCCGTGCCGGCCGTGACGCCTTTCACGCACGTTTCTGCGATCAGGTTGAGCAGGTTGTTCTCGGCCACCCGTGCCGCAGCCGCAATGGCCACGTCCGTGTTGGCCGCCACCTGCTCGGGAGCGAACCGGCTCTGCATGTTGCCGAAGCCCAGCCGGGTCGAGATGGCCTCGACGTAGACGAGTTCCTCGGTCCCGCACGTCAGGGCCACAACGGGCTTCACTTCGACGCCCGGCGAGGCGTCCGTCGCCTCGGTCCAGATCCCTGTCGCGGCTTCCCACGTGCTGATGTCCGGCGGGATGACGAAGCGGATGCCGCCGCGGGTCGCCTGGAACGCCGGCAGCGCATCGCGCACCGGCCGCTCCGCCGTCGCCCACGTGGGCACGGCGTAGTCGACGTTCACCGGGAGGCAGATACCGCCGGTCGCCACGAGGGCCTCTGCGCCCGTCGCCGGGTCGATGCCTTTGGCCGCCGGCCCGCACTCGCGCAGCACCATCTCGGTGTTGCGGAACGGGTCCTCGGTCAGGCGCCGCTCCTCGGGGTACTCGAACGTCGAGGAGGCAACTAGGACGTTGCCTTTAGCCGGCCCCTGCCGGGAGAGGCGCTGCAGCGTGTCGCAGAACGCCTCGGCCAGCTCGCCGCGCGTGTGGATCTCGCTGCCCTGTGGGAGCGAGCTTGACAGCGAGCCAGCTGCTACCAGCGTGCCACGCTTGGTGTCGGGCACGGATACCTCGGGGCTGGGCGCGGCCTTGGCCTGGCGCTGCGCCATCCTGGCGAGGCGCTGGCCGCTGGCGGCCACGGGCTCGGGCTGTGGGGCCTCTGCCTCGGTCTCGCCCGTCGGCTCTGCCTCGGGCTCGGGCTCTGCCTCTTCTGGCTCGGCTTCGGCCTCGGGCTCCTCGGGCGGCGCCAGCGCGCGCACGCCCTCGCGTGCCGCTTCGGCTGCCTGTTCGGCCGCCGCCTGCGCCTCGTCGCGTGCGCCGCTCTCGGCCAGGACCTGGTCGGCGGCTTCGCGTAGCTCGGTCATGGCCTGCGCGATCTCGGGCGTTACCTGCTCGCCGTCGGCCGGCTCGAGGCCGTTGAACTCCTCTGTGATTTTCTGACGGAGGTCCGCAAGCTCCTCCGCGGTAAGCGCGTTGAGCCGTCCTAGCAGCTCGCGAATCGCATCCATCGTGATCGGCTCCTTCGGTGCTCGAAAGGTATGTAGAACCTAAGCTCCGCGGGGCCGATGGCCTACTGTGCGGGGCGTTGCGCCTATGGCGCCGATGTCGCAAGCGTAGCACGGGTGGCGCTAAGATGTGCAGACCCGAACCCGAAGGAGGCCACGATGCCTAGCCCCAGCCCCAGCCCCGCAGCCATACGCGACGCCTGGCGAGCCTACAACGCCGAGGTGTGGGTCGATCACTTCGGCGACGCAGAGAAGGCCAAGGACGCCTGCATGCGGGAGGCCATCAAGGCCGCAGCCGAGACCGATGGCGTGGTGTGGCCAGAGGCTACCCGTGGCTGAGATCATCGCCGGTGATGCGCTCGAGGTTCTGCGCGGGATGCCCGCCATGAGACCGCTAGAGACCAATCCAACCGAGGAGCTGGCCCACCGGGCGACCGGCGAGTGGCTGGTGGCGCTGGCCGAGGTCGAGCGCCGGCTGGGCACAGACCGCCGGGCGGCGGTGCGTCCCGACGCCGGGCGCCGTAGCGCAGACCAAACAACTGCACAGCCCGAGCGGCTATCATTCTGCGTGTGTGTAGGGTAGGTTGCGGCCTCGGCGTTTAGGCGTCGGGGCCGTTCTTCTTGCTGAGTGCTCCGGTGGCGTGCATCGCGAGCATTCGCTCGCGGGCAGCCTGCCGTTGCTCGTCCGTCATCTGGCGCTTCACTGGCTTGCGCCACTTCACGCGCCGGGCCTTCATCTCGGCCTTGAGCGTCTCTTCAGTGCCCTTGCCGAGGAACACCCGCACGACGTACAGATATGCCTCGACGAACTTCCAGTCGTGCCACGCACCATCCCTCATGCCGACGAGGTGATGCGCGAACTCGTGGGCTAGCACCCACTTGGAGCGCCCCCACTTCGGTATCGCAATGGCGTAGCGGCCGTGGCTTAGGTAGCCGTTTTCGCTCGGGCTGTAGTGCCCCAGGTAGGCGGCGTTCCTGCGACCGCGGCCATCGCGTACTTCCAGTGGGTACGCAGCACGTGGGTAGCGCTTGCGTAGGTAGGCGCTGGACGACCACTTGTCGATTATCGCCTGCGCCTCTGCGGTGGTCAGGTTTTCGTTGCGCTGCGGGAACGCGGCACGCTCCGCTGCGTACACCTTCGACCGCTGGCTGTCACGGGCCATGGCTGGCCCTCCTTTCAGCGCTCGGGCTATGCAGTTGTCAAGGTCCGCACGGCGGGTAACTTCTTCCGCGCCGTACACGAATTCTACTAAACGCCGATTCTGGACTTTGTGCCTTTGCAGGGCCTTTGCGGAAACCCCGCAGCCGAAAACCGCACTAGCAAGCCAACATAAATGTTCGCTTGACAGCGATCCGCCGAGACTTTGTGCGAGGGCGTTTAGCCGAGTGCTTGCACGCGCTCGCGCGCACGCTGCGCGGCCAGCTCGAGCAGCGGACCCTCGGCCCACTGAGGCAGGCCCGTGGCGCTGGGCCGCGGGTCCTTCAGGTGCGCCATCACCGACGCGCCGGCAGCCACCAGCGCCTGCTGCCCGTGCGCCACGACGGCCAGCGGGAAGCCCGGCTGGTTCACGCACAGGGCCGCCACCAGCTCAGGCTTGCCGCCGATGCCGCGCCAGTCGCCGCTGATGCTCGATGCCCGGAGCTTCTGCACCTGCTCTTCGGTGGCCGTGGGCGCCACGGCGCCGGCCACCCAGATGCCGAACTCGTCCTCGCCGATGTTTACGTAGGCCACCTGCAGGGCGCTGTTGTCGTAGTGGGCGATCGCCTCGGGAGCCGTGAAGCCCATGACGCCCGGCTGTGTGGTGGCGTGGCCTACGTCGGCCGTCAGCTTGCCCACCTTGATGTGCTCGCCCTCGGCCGTCTGGATCTCGCCCAGCCGGAAGTAGGCGTAGTCGGTGGTCGTGTGCGGCGCCGTCACGCACGTGCCGAGCTTGCCGGTGTGGCAGACGCCCCACGGGGCGATGTGCCCGTACACCCGGCCATCCTCGGTGACGGTGAGCGGGCAGGCGTAGGCGTCGCCGTTGCCGCGCTTGTCCAGGATCTCCACCAGCCGGTCGTCTCCCACCACGAAGTCCGGGTCTGCGAACCACGCCGCGGGCGGGCGCACCGGGCCACCGGCCGCCGTGATGATGTCGAAGCCCTCCTGGCAGGGCACGCACTCCTCGTAAGCCATGAAGTGGATTGAGGCGGCCAGGGGCGGCGTCTGCTTGGCTTCCGCCGACTTCTCGGGGCTGCGCTGCGCTATGGCCGCGGGCGCCTCCTCGGTGCCGTCGCCCAGCACCATGTAGGCGCCCTCGAACGCCGGGAACGGGCAGGCCGTGAAGCCCATGATGGTGCCCTCGGTGATCTGCTCGTTCATGTTCAGCGGCAGGCCCGGCATATCCGGGTCCATCTCCACACCCGTGATCTCGGTGGCGTCCACGGCCACGTCGCCGCTAACGCCCAGCCGGCCCATCGACTCGCAGAGCTGCGCCAGCTGCTGGCCGTCCTCGTTGGGCAGGCAGAAGCCCTTGGCGCAGATCACCTGCGTGCCGCCCTCGCCGTCGACGCGCTCGAGGCTGTCGATGCGGCCGGCGATCACAGCCGGGTCGTTGGGCGACATGCCGCTGGGGTCGTGCGGGCTGGTCGTGAGCAGCATGAGCGGCATCGGCGGCTCGCGCCACGTGAGGGCGCCCGGCGCGATCATCCTGCCGTCGCCCGTCTCCTGGCCCTCGATGATGCCCACGGGAATGACGAACGATGCGCCCATGTTTTCTCCTCCTTCGACTGGCGGCGGTGCGTTCTGCTGCGTCTTGGGCTCGCCCTCGGTGGGCGCCGCGCCAGGCGGTGTGCCGGGCATGGCTGCCTGCAGGTTGGGCGTGCCGGGTTCACCGGACGACGCTTCTTCTTCCGTCTGGAAGTTCGGGCACTTGCAGTCCGGCGCCGTGCACGCGCCTACGTTGTCGCCGCCCTGTTCGTTGGCGTGCATCGCGGCCGTGTGCCCGCAGTCCTGGTTCTGGCAGACGTCGCCGTTTTCCGGGCCTTTCTTGTCGGCCTGTGCTTGGGTTGGCATCTTGGCTTTCCCCGGCGCCTCCGGGCCGGGCGTCAGGGCTAGCTTGCCGCTGCCGTTGCACATCGCGCAGACCTTGCCCTCGCTCGTCTTGCCGCTGCCGCCGCACATCGTGCACACGCCAGCCGCTGCGTGCGCCGCTGGCTTGGCCGGCCCTTTAGGGGTGCCCACGGGCGGTGCTGCCTTGGCGGGAGGCGCCGCTTGTGGGGCCTCTGCTGCCACGTCCGCTAGGTGTGCCTCCAGTGCCTGCTTCAACAGGTCCAAGGTCTTGGCGTCGTTTGGGTCCGTGGCCACATCCTCGTCTGCTTCCTGTGCGGCGATGGCGGCTTCGATGGCGGCAAGGATCTGGCCCTCGTCGCCGGCCTCGGCGGGCTCGGGGTTGGGCGGCGCGGGCGCCTCGGCCAGGCTGGCCGCCTCGTCGCCGTACCCGTAGGAGGCGATCAGCTCGGTGCGTGTCTTCTGGCTCATGGTGCCTCCTATGGTACGGGCTTACCCCGGCAGACCGTCGGGGTGTGTTGTGCCTATGAGATTGAGGCGGGCAGCAGCAATGTCCTGTTCAGCTATGGCCCACTTGCCGGGCAGCTCTGGGTCGGGTCGCAGGGGCAGGCCAGCGGTGTCAATTCGGTAGAGGTCTTTCGGGGCGCTGTCACTGCGAGCCACCAACACGGGCCGCTCTTCCGCAAGGTATATGCGAGTCGTCTTGCCGCCGAGAGATCGATTGGCCTCAAGCCCTGTGGCGTCGATCGACTCTCGGTTGCTGGCCTTGCTCTGATGGTAGAAGAACTGCGGGTGGTCGGTTGTCGTTGATGCCGCATGGACCTCGGCGTTGGCCGTACCATAGGACGTGCCCTCGTTGGCCTGTGCCACCATCGCCACCGCGTCCTCCCAACTTGGTCCCCCTTCGGCTGCTGGCACTTCGTCGGGCGCCAGCAGCACCGGCATGTAGTCGCACGTGCAGCCATCGTGGTCGCCCGGCATGTAGAACTCGTTGTCTGGGAAGTCGCCCGTGTTGGCTAGGGCTTCGTCGTCGAAAGAGACGAACGTCGTGCCATCCAGGTCCACGTGCGGCTCGAAGGGGTTGAGCGCCGGGCCATGCACCCATTCCCAGCCCTCCTGCCCGCCGCCGCCGGCTTCGATCAGGTCGCCCACCGCTTCGCCCGTGCCGATCTGGCCCACGCCCACCGACACGCTGCCGCCTTCGCTGGGTTCGTCGCCGGCCAGCACCACGTCCACGCCCTCCGTGGGCATCGTTGCCACGGCGCCTTCATTCACTTCGCCCTCGCCTGCAGCGGTCAGGACACGCGGCTTGGCCCCGCCGGCAATGGCCAGCGCACGGCGCAGCACGCCCGTCGGCACCAGCGTGTTTGGGTTGGCCGGCCCTTCGTCGTCGGGGTGCGGGTGGTAGAGCAGGCGTTCGGCCAGCTGCGATAGCTCGGCGGCCAGCGATCGCCAGGCGAGCGCGCGCTGCTCCTCGAGCCGGGCTTCGGCTGCCTTCACGACCTCCTTGGGCGGGTCTACCAGGCCGAGGGCCAGCCGCACGGCCTGCTGCTGGGCTGCGGCAACCCACTCCTCGAACTGGGCCTTAAGCCCGTTCCAGTCGCGGCCCAGCAGGTCCGTGGGTGTGAGCCCTGTGGCGGCGACCCCAGCTGGACCAAGAGCCGCCGCCACAAGATAGGTCGACTTGTGCGCAATCTTCCCGCGCGCCCGCTCGTCGCGCGCCACGCTCTTGCGCAGGCGCTGGCCGGCGCGTTCTAGCTGCCGCAGCATCGCCGCATTGGCCGCCACCTGCAGCCGGGCGCGCAGGTCCTGGTCTATGGCGACCAGGCGCTGTGACGTGCGCAGGCCCTTGCCGCGGCGCTTGCCGGCGGCCGTTAGCGGCTCGAAGCGCCCGCCCTTGCCTCGTTTCTCGCCCTTGTGGGCCTTAGGCTTGGCGTGGTGGCGCTGCTTGGCGCCGCGCGTGGCCCGCTGTGCCCATTCGCGCTGTATGCGCGGGTGGAGGTCCTGGATCGTGCCGCCTGGTGGTGCCGTGGGCGGTGCGTCACCCGGTTCCGGTTCGCCTGCCTTTTCGGCTTCTTCTCGTTCTTTTTCCCGTTCGGCGTCCGTCTTGGTTTCGTATTCCCGCAGCGCCGCTTCGGCCTGTTCCGTTTCTTCGGGCGTCAGCGTCACGGGTTCAGTGGGCACTTCTTCGCTGGCACCTTCGGGCGCTGTGGAGCCTTCGCCGGGCGCAGCCGCGTCAGCCTTGTGCGCGATGGGCGCATGGGCCAGCAGCTCCAGCAGTTGCTCTGCCCGCTCTGGGTCTGCGGCCAGCACAGTAGCGACGGCCTCCAACCCGCCGCTGGCCGTCGTGGGCGGCGCCGGCAGTTGCCGTTGCATCGGCGGCGTGCCGTTGTGCCCCGGCGGTGCCGTGGCCGGCGAAGGGAGTCCACCCCCCGGCTGTGCCGGCGGAGAGGGGGCTGCGCCGGCCGCGGGAGGCGTGCCGGGGGGTGGTTCGGGGGCCTCCACGCCACCGGGGCCTATGCCGGGGATCGCGGGCGGGCCGGTCATGGACGGCGCCACCAGCGTGGGATCCCAAGCGTGGAGGAAGGCCATCACGAGGTTAGGTGGCCATGTCCGCATCTTCTCGAGCAGCCGCACCTGCAACTCGGGCTTGCCGGGCTTGTCGGCGGCCTCGAACCCGGCCACGCGCAGCAGGGCCTCGTCACTGATCACCAGGCGGTCGTGCAGGTCCAGCGCATCCTTCGTCTGATCGGGATGCGTGACCAGCTCGGTGGCGTCGTACCAAATACAGACGCGCCGGGCCAGCGTGGCGTCTACACCAGCGGCTTCGAGGTAGGGGCGCAGGTATGCGGCCGTGAGGCTGTCGCAGCACTCGATGACGTGCGGCTCTACGTGATGGCGGAAGGTGTTGTCGTCTACCTGCCACGCACTCCAATGGTTGAGGTCCACGATGCCCGTGATGACCTCCTTGGGCAGGTCGAAGCTCGTGGCGATGATGCCGATTAGCTCTTCGCGCAGCTTGCCCGCCTCGGCATCGAAGCTACGCGCCATGTCTATGTGCCGCAGCTCCTTGGCTGCCTCGACAGGCCCACGCACCACGATGGGCACCACGGCCGACGCCACGCCCTCATCCGCGATCGGCTCCATCATCGCTTCAGCCAGCGGCCCCATGAACGGGTCAGCCTGTGGGTCGGCGTTGTCGTCTGTTGGCGCCTTGATCGACAGCTCGTTGGGCACGACCAGGATGCCGGCGGTGGCAAGACGCGAGCGGCCCTCGGCGCGGATCATGCGGCGCAGGATCAGCAGGCTCTCACAGTCGTCCAGCATCGCCCGCATCGGGCTGTCGGCCAGCTTGCTGAACTGCGGCGAGGGCGTCCAGATGCGCGAGAGCACCGTAGTGCGCGGGTCCAGCGTGATCCACGGGATGATGCCCTGTGCGTCGGCCGGCACCTCCCGCAGCGTCCAGCGGTCGTCCTTGATGACGATTTCGTGGACCGAGCGCACCTTCCACTGCGGCTCGCCTGTGACCGGGTCGGGTATGCCCACCAGCCACGACTCGCCGGCCACGCTCGTGTTGGTGCTGAGCGCCGCCATGATCTGCCCCAGCGCCAGCTTGCCGTGCCCTAGCTCGAGCATCGCCTGCTCGGCTATGGACGCAACCTCGGGCGGTATGCCAGCCACCTCGGCCAGCGGCGCCGGTTTGTCCGTCTCCCCTTCGTTAGGGTAGGCGGCCGTGTAGAGCTGCATCCGCGCGGCGCAGTTGGCCAAGAACTTCACGGCGTAGTGGATCTCACCGATGCTGGCCCAGTAGTTCCAGGCGTCGGCCTGCCAGCCCTGGCGCAACGCGCGCATGACCATCGCCTCGTGACGATCGCCTACGTCTATACGCTTGCCGGCCGCAGTCAGGACACGTATGCCCTGCTGCTTCTGGCGTTTGCCGAACCACGGGGCCATCAGCCGACCTTAGTCTTGCTGAGTGCGCGCCAGCCGGCGTCGGTCAGTCGCAAGTAGATGTTCTTCCAGTCCTCGCCGCGATTGAGCAGGCCGCGCTCCACCAGCGGCTTATAGGCGTCCCACTCCCACGCCTGGCTGCCGTCTGTGCGCACCGGCACGGCGTAGACGACCCAGCCGCCGGGTGCGTAGGGCTTGCTCTCGCTGGTGCGTGCCACATACTGCAGAATGCGCCGCTCGGTGTCGGTCATCGCCGCTCCTCCAGATACCCGGCCACACCTGACAAGGCCAGCACCAGCGCCGGGTACTGCCAGCCGCTGGGCCAGAAGCGCGTTAGTAGCACCGCGCCCAGCGCGACCCATACCGAGGTGCACCATGAGCACAGGCACATCTGCCATAGCCAGTAGCGCAGCCCTGCGCCGGGGCGCGTCAGCATCACGCCCGTCATGTCCTTGATCTGCCACGGCCGGCCCAGCCGCTTGCGCAGGCCCTCGGTCGCGCCGTCGCGCGTTACCAGCACCGTGAGCCGGTAGACCGCTAGGGCGTCCACGATGAGCCACCACCAGGCGTGGGTCATGGCGTCTCCAGTTCCGCTAGGTCGATGGTGGCCGGCTTGGGTTCTTCTCCTTCTCCCGGCGGTAGCGGCGTAGGCACTTTGATCCAGAAGGAGCGCACAGCCTCTCCATCCAGTTGCAGCGTGATCTCGTAGGCGGTGCCAACGGGTTCCGTGCCGGGGTCCTCGTTCGCCACCAGGATGAATGGGTCGCCGCGCATGTTCACGAGTTCGCCTTCGGCGTTTAGCTGGCCCCGCAGCGGCGTAGTGTCGACCTCCTCGGTGCCGTTGACGATCGGCTCTGAGAGCGTGGCGATCAGGTAGCCGCCGGCATACGTGCCGTCGGCCTTGCGGAAGCTGGCCGTGAGGATGACCGGGGTGAGCATCAGCTCCTCATCCGCCGCCTGCCGTTACTGCCGCGGTAGCCCCGCAGCAGCCTACGTTCGTCGCGGCGCCAGCCCCACTCATCCCACCGCTTGCCCATGCGCCGCCTACCACGCCGCAGCGAGCTGCGCGCCTCGGCAACGAGGACGCGCATGAAGGCTCGCCGCGACATACCCTCATCTGCCGAGTAGCTGCGGGTAGACGATGTGCTCTGCGTGTTCGCACAGCCCCGGCAGTTCGTCGGGCAGGCCGGCACGGTAGCCCAGGCCCTGCAGGTGGCGGTGCACCCGCCCGGCGGCACGCACGCAGTCGGGGCAGGCCTCGAACCGCGTACCGTGCACCTCTTGGTGGATGGCCGTGGCCAGGGCCATGATCAGCGTGTCGCTCATCCCGTCCACCTCTGCTTGGGCGGATCTCCCGGCTGAGGTTCACCGGCGTCGTACAGCGCCGAGGCCAACGCAAGCAGGGCGCCCGATAGAGCCCACAGGGCGCTGCCCGTATAGGCAAACGCACCGAGAGAGAAGCCGACCGCCAGCGTTAGCACAGCATATATGCCGTGCCTCCACCTCATCCCGTCCACCCAACCGGCGGCGCCAGGGCCAGCAGCGGCGACCCGCAGCCGCAGCCGTAGCCACGGCTCAGGTGCACCGTGCCCTCGGACGTCTCCACCTCGAGGCTGCCGCCCAGCGTGCCGCGCCGGGCTTCGACGCTGAAGGGCTCGGCCAGCAGCATCTCGTGCATCTTGCTAGGGCCGTCGCGCTGCCACACGATCAGCCGGTGGCTCGTCACGAACGCACGCGCGTCCTTGACGAACCGGCCATCAGGAAACAGCACCTCCGCCGGGTGCACGTCTCGTCGTAGTAGCTCGCCCTGCACCTGCCCTCCCTTCCGCCGGCCTTATCGCGCCGGCACGCGGGGCCGGGGCTATTGCAGGATGAAGCAGATGACGTTCGCGACCGCCGCGAAGGCTTCCGATTCGCCTAGTTTCGCGTCGGCTTTGCCTTTCAGGGCTTTGCTTGCTTTGCCGCCAAGGCCCATCACCGAGGCAGCCGACACGGCCGCCCACGACGCCTGGGCTTCCGCCGAGAGCGTCCAGCCGATGCCCGTGGGCATGGTTTCTGTTTCGGAGCCGAACTGGGCGTAGATGTAGCCGTTGGGCGCCATCGCGCTGGTGATCGTGACCGCGCTTTCCAGCGTGAACGGCAGCGTGGTTTCTTTTTTCGCCGTTTCCACGAGGTTGGCTTCTTTAGACTGCGCGAGCAGCGCGCCGTCTTTTTTGCCGGCGTAGAGGGCGCAGTACGCCTTTTCCACTTTTTTGCCGGACGTTTTCCCGAACGGGAGCAGGATCTTGGAGAAGACGTCACCGATCTGCACCGGGATCGCGCTCGTGGTGCCTTTTTCCGTTGCCACCATCGCCTCGTCGAGGATGGGCACGCCCAGCCAGTCGGCGTTGCTGCGTGCGGCCGAGCCTTCGTTTTCTGCCTGCCTGAGGTTCCCAAGGCCACTAACCGACGGCGGGCCGTTTAGGAGCGCCAGCAGCCGCTCTGCGTTGTCTTTCGTGCCTGACATTATCCGCTCCTGTGCTTGCGTGTACCGCCCGCTGGTCCCCAGCGCCGGCCTTCATCATCGGTTGCCTGTGGTCTGGCGCGTTCCTGCCGCGTGTGCTCCATGACCCGTCTGTGCAGCTTGCGCAGATGGTCGGGCAGCCCGTGCGTTACGGGCGGCTCTTTGGCCAGCTGGCGCAGTTGGTCTAGGTGGTCGCTCACCACCGACCCCGCTGAGCTTTCACACCAGGAATCCTACCTTGCGCCACAAGCACTTGGCCGGGGCCACCTGCCAGCATTAGGTCAGTTATAGCCCAAACGAGCGCGTCTAGCCTGTCTGGGCTGTCCTCTCCCTCGCCCGGCACCCACTGGCAGCACTGGTCCTCCAAGTGCGGGAAGGCGCCCACGTGGTGCACCTTGCCCTGTTCATAGAGGGCGGCTACAGGCTCGGCTCTGATGGCCTTGCCGCGGCTGGCGTGTATCGACTTGTAGGCCATGCCGGTCTCTGTCGTCTTCAGCACCACGCCCACCATCTCGCCGCCGTTGTTGACCTCGGCTACCACACGATCGGCGCTGAACTCCTCGTAGGCGGCGTGCACGCGCCTAGCCCACTGGTCGGGCGGTAGGTGGCACGTGCGGTCGGCCAGCACGTAGCCGTGGCCGTCTGCTCCCAGGCCGGCTATCACGATGCCCGTGTCATCTGCGTCCTCTCCGCTTGTAGCCGCCGGGTCTATGGCCACCACCACACGCACCAGCGTGGGCGGCGTGTCTGCCCGATCGTCGAACAGCTCGCGCCTCCACAGGGCACCGAGGGCATCGTCTAGCAGTTCGCCGGCAAGTTCCTGGCGGCCCAGCCGCGTGCCTTCGTAGCGCGCCCGCATCCGCTCCACCCACTCGCTGGGGTTGTGCGGGTTGTCGAACAGCGTGGCGTGCGTGCGCACCACGTCGGGCATCTTGCGGATCGCCCGGTAGTCGCCCGTGCCGCGCGGCGTGGTCGACGCGATGCTGTGCGGGTGCTCTCCCAGGCGCAAGCCGAGTGCCGCCTGGTCCCACGCCTTTGCCAGCTGCGTGTTGGCCGCCATCTCCTCCCACCAGTCGATGTGCCGGTTCCCGCCGGCCTTGAAGCGGTCTATATCGCGGGGGAACGGCGTGCCGAACACCAACGCCTCGCTGCCGTTGGGCCACACGACCTTGGCACCACCCGGCGAGCTGGGCAGCCAGCGTATGTCGGGATCCATGGCCAGCAGGCCGCTAGGCCCCTCGATGCACGCTTCAACGGCATCGCCGAAGGTAGGCGCCACGATGCGACCCCTATGGCCGGCGTTGGCCCGCATGTACCTGGCGAAGTACCGCGCGCACGCCTCCGTCTTGCCGCACCCACGGCCGCCCTCGAGCAGCCAAAGATGCCAGGGCTGGGCCGGCGGGATCTGATGCGGCTCTAGCCGTGCCCTGCCCGCGGGCTGCCAGTTGGCCTCAACCTGCCGGCGTAGGTGCTGGTAGCGCTCTAGCTTCTGCGGCGGGATCGCCGGGTCCAGCTCCACCGTTCTGCTGGTCAAGCTGCGCCTCCAGTCTGCGGATCTCTCGGTCTATCTCGCTCTCTGTGATGATCGTCAGCTCGCCGGCCTGCTTGGGCCTGCCATAGCCGCGGTCCAGCAGTTCGCGGTATGCCGCCAGCCGTGTGGTGTAGTCGGGCACCTCCATGGCCGGGCTGTCGCCGCCGCTGTAGACCCACTTGGTGGCCGTGGTCATCTCCCACAGGCCGGCAAAGATCGCGTCTGCGCGCTCCTCTATCTGCGCCAGGATCACATCCACGACACGCGGCTTACGTGGCCGGCCGCCCTTGGACCCGTTCTCGCTACCGCCAAAGCCGTGGCTAGCCCGCGTTTCCTCGTCGGTATGCGCCAGGCAGTAGTCGCTGTTCTTGAGTGGGGTTGCCCTACACGGATGGCCAGCCTTGGTGCTGTGCTTACATACGCGCTTCTGCGTGGCCGTGGCCATGCACTACAGGCTAGCGCGCCTCGCTAAGCCAACAGCCAGCGCCAGGTCATCGGTCTCCCCAGACGCCTGTCCAGTCGGTCAGGAAGTGCCATAGCCGCCGGAACCATTCTCTCACGATCCCAGCCCCCGAATCCAGATCTCCCAGGCCACCGCGAACGCGAGGCCGCACACCACGAACACCGCCAGCCATCGTGTCTCGCTATCCATGCGCCCACGCCCTCCCGTGCATCGTGCCCGGCCGGGCCGAATAGCCCCGCCACACGTAGGCGCAATGATGCCAGGCGAGGGCGAGCAGGCAGACGAGCGTCATCCCGACCGTGGCCTCCGAGACTTCCGTGATCGCGCAGTAGAGCATCCAGGAGTTCTCGGCGTGGACCGCCTCGTGTTTGGTCATCGCCCTGTCTCTCGGGCGAGAGCGGCACGGCCAGCGTCGGTAAGGACGACGTGATACAGGTCGGCCGCACCCATCGTCTGCGCTCCCACACAAGCCAGCCGGGCATCCACGAGGCGCTGCACCACGTCGGATCGCACCGAAGGCGGGAACGTCAGCGAGCGAAACCGAAATCCGCTAATCGACCATTGGACGCGCCCGGCCTCAATCTCCCTCAACGTCCGTCTCTGCGGCTCAGACAAGTCAGGCATCGGGGTCCTCTGTCTCTCGGGCGGCGGCACGGAGGGCGGCGCGCAGGGTATCCCGAAGGGAGCCAGCGCCCGATGATGACCGCTCGCTGTTGCAAGCGTCAATGTAGGCTTTCGCCGCCGCCTCGATCGTCGCCTCGGTCGGCTCTCGTAGCCGTTGCTCGCGGGACTCGGCCCGGTAGAAGTCGCGGGCGGCTAGCCACATCGTCTGTCCCGCATCGTGAGCGCGGCTGGTGTTCGACGTCGAGAACTCTGGCCCCGACCCTACCCACCGCAGCCACGCCGCCTGCATCGCCTCTCTGTCTGGCTCATCCGTCGGGGTCGGGCCAAGACGCTCAAGCGCACGAGCATCCTCGATGACTTCCCCCATTGAACGCCCGCCATGCTCCCCGTCGTGGCCCGCTTCGCGTTCGCATTTCCCGCCAGCGCCGCGAGCGGTCGGCGCATCGCATCTCACCCTCATTGCTCTCCTGTCTCCACCTTCGGCACCCACACCGACCAGCGATGACAGCCCGCGCAACGCATCTGCTTATGCGTCTTGCCCATTCGCTCGGCCCACTCATGCCATGCGAGATAGCCGTCCGGCGATGGCGTGTGCTGCTCGCGCAGCGGACAGTCCTCCGGCTCCAATAGCAGCCAGCCGCCCTTCGGCGCTCGCGTGATCGTCTGGACCTCAGCCATCCCGCTCTCCTGCCTCCAAGGCAACAGACCGCGCTTGGATCTCGGCCATCAGGAAGTAGCCGATGTGCTCCGTGTAGGCGGGGGGGATAGCCTCCCTAAGCTCGTTGGGGGTCATCCAGTCGATGCCCATGGCGGGTCCCCAGGTCTTGTGGTCGCCGGCGTTGCCGTAGACCTGCACGACCTTCGCCAGCACCTTCTCGCCGCCCGGTCGCCAGCTCGTCCAGTAGCGGCGCTCGCGCTGCAGATGGTGCGCGCAGGGCGACACCATGATCGGCACGTTGCTCTCGAACAAACGGTGCCGCTGCACAGCCAGCCCGAAGCTCGAGCCGCAGAGCCGCACCGGGTTCCTCAACGGTGCGCCTACGATGTTCTCGATCACGTAGGGCAACCCGGCGGCAAGGATGGCCTGTCTCGTAGGTTCAATCAGATCGACATGGGAGTCCATGCGGCCAAGGCCCCTGTTCACGCTCCGCAGCCCGCGCAGGTGGGCCTGGCACGGCGGGCTAGCGTGGATCGCGTCGATGCGGCCCTCGGCTACGAACGTCATCGCGTCCGCCTGGATGAACTCGAACGGGTAGTTCGGCTGGGGCTCGATATCCACACCCACAACCTCGAAGCCCGCACCGTGATAGCCGACCGCTGCACCGCCGGCGCCACAGAAAAGGTCCAGCAGCCTCGGCCTCGCCTCTCTCTCTGTTGCCGTCATCTCATCCATCGGACGGCCCCCCACGAGTCCTTTCGACCATCGCCCCGAACTCCCGCATCCAAGAGCTAGCCGGGCCGGGGTAGCCGTCGCACAACGGTCCCGTCCAGCCGTGGTACGGCGCACCGGACGTCAGAAGGTGCGCGTCATAAGCCTCCACAACCTCATCCGAGGACGCCTTGACCCCGTCGGTTTCCCATCCGCACATACACCGCCCCGTCCAGACCGTCGGTGCGACCTCGAACCCCAACGCCCTACGCGCCAGCCCGGCACCGGGCACCGTCATCTTGAACCACATACGCCACACGACCAGCGGGAAGATGCAGAAATCCATGCGCTTCCACAGATGCCCGTGCTCGTCGGGTTCATGGTCCCACTCGATGCCGACGACGAATCGCCGTGGCTCGAAGCGCAGCTCGCCTAGCTTCATCATCGCTTTACCCTCCCTGCTTGTCCTTCTTCAGCTTGCCGAACGTAACGCCATCCGCCGGCCGTGGTCCCACCGTCTGTATGGCCTCGTTGCGCTTCCGCACCCACTCGCGCCGGGCCACCTGCTCTGGCGTAGGCACCTTGGGCGGGTTTGGCGGCTTGGGTGCCTTGGGCTTAGCGGCCATCGCGACCTGCCTCCATCTGTGCGGCCCATTCGCGGTACGACGCGGCTGCCCGGCGACGCTGTGCCAGCGTTAGTAGATCGGGGGCCGGCGCCTGGGCCGCCCTGTGCGCCACCAGCGCCCGCCCAATCACGCCCACCAGCCGCTGGGGTAGCGTGGGCGGTGGCAGCCGGTCGGCGCCATAGGCCGCCGCCGTACCATGGTTGCCGCCCGCAAGAGACCGCCGCAGCGCCTGGAGGTGGTCGATGCGCGGCTGGCAGGCCCGCGCGGCTTCGATACGTGCCGCGGCCTTGGCCGCTTTGCTAGCACTAGCTGCTACGTCGTTCATCGCTGGCTCCTGTTCTTGTGCCGTTTCTCGCGTTTGCGCCGCTCGCGCTTGTCCCGGTGCTGCTCTTCCTGCTGCCCCACCTGCCGGCCGGTGTTGAGGCCTATGACGAACCCCGTATCGAAGCTCACGAAATGCGCCAGCGACAACGCGCCCATCGGCGCGAACTGCAGGGCGTACCACTCGAGCTTCACGTCCTCGCAGGCCAGGGCCTGCTTGATGGCCGCCAGCAGGAAGCGCCGCTCAGTCGTGTCCACGGATCGCCTCGGCCATGTCGGGCGGTTGCCAGCCCTCGGGCTTCAACTGCTTCCCATCGCCGCGCAGCGGGCCGCTCAGCTTCGCCATGTTCGCAGCACCCACGGCATCTAGGGCCACGTCTAGGTCTATGGCCTGGGCTTGCGCCATCCCGTAGCAGCACCACACGACGTCGGCCAACTCGTGCGCCAGCGCCGTGCGTGTCAGTGCGCCACCCAAGACCTGCCGCAGCTCGTGCATCTCCTCGCGCAGGCAGGTGGCCGCCAGGTCGGATGTCACGCCGCGATCGGAGTAGAACTCGCACAACATCTCGCTCACCCGGCTCATGGCCAGCGCTCCTGCGAGGTCAGGTGCCAGCCACCGCAGTCGGGGCACGGGTAGGCGCGGCGCGGCAGGTGCCAGGCGGGGCCGTGTATGAGTAGGTGGGCCAGCGCGTGCTCGGCCGCCTCGGCATCCCTGTAGCGTGTCTTGCCGGTCGTGGTGCACGTAGGGTAGATGCGTGCCTGCTGGCCGCCTATCCTCTTGGCGCACTTGTCGCAGTAAGGCAGCCGCCGGCCGTCCAGGAAGTGCACCGAGGCCGACACCTTGCGCGTGCACAGGCCGTCCGAACACCTGCCATCGCCGGGCGTCATGGTCATGCCGCAGCCTCCGGACACGTCGCGAAGTGCGAGGTGCGCAGCGGGTAGTCCTGCTCGCGCAGCCAGGCCAAGTGCCCGCCGGCCGCCGTGCGGCAGCTGACCACACCGCGCCTTGTGTGGTGCTCACCGGCCTGCCGGAACAGCAGGATCGTGCCCGGCCCGTTCGGTTCCAAGTCCACGGGCATGACGTTGCCTTCGAGCGTCTCGGCGCCGATGAGCGGTGCCGAGCACGCTTCGCAGCGCCACGTCTCGCCGGGCTTGCGGGTCACAGCCCCGCCTCATGTAGCCGCTGATCGTCCTTCGTCCAGCAGCCGCCGGGGCACGTGTCGCCCGGCAGCTCGTGCTCGCAGCCCGTCGGCGTGTTGCACTTCCACACGTCGCGCGGGCGCGTGTCGGGGTCGTCCTTGAACCCCTCGAGGTATTCCATCTCCTTGCCGCACTCCGGGCAGGTGACCTCCTCGGGCAGCGTGGCGCCGCACTCCGCACACGGCCATTCGCCGGTGATCTGCGGCTCGTTGCCGGACACGCCGGGGGGATAGTTGCCGCTCACGAGAACACCGCCCTGACCAGTAGTTCGACCAGCCATACGGCGATCCCGATGAGAGTCAACAGGGTCACGATGAACATGGCCCAGGCCCCGCCCTTGGTGGGCTTCCTCGCCTGCCTGTATTGGTTCACCTGTCCCACCTCCTATCACCAGCCTGCCACGTGGCTTCTCGTACACGCTGGCGCTTGTCTGCTTCCAGGTGCCGGCGCTCGCCAGCGTCGATTAGCGCCACCAGCAGCACGAACAGCACCACCAAGGCTATGACCGCGGCGATCATCGGGGCACCCCCGGCGTCCAGGTCTCGCGGTAGCGGGCAACCGTGTCGGGGTCGACGCGCTCGGCGCCCGCCGGGCCGCTGGGGTTCAGGGGCTGGGCCAGCACGCCCATGGCCCGGCCTACGGACTCTGGGCCTTGTGCGGCCTCGTGCGCGGCCTCGAGCACGGCGGTAGCCAGCGCGTGCCAGTAGCCATCGGGCTCGCGGCGCGCGTCCTCCAAGCACTCGTGCAGCACGCGCTCTGCTGCGTCCAATTCTGCGGGACTCGGTTGCCAAGTCACGACGCCTCCTTCGGGTTTGGGTTCCCGCAGCATAGCACGCCTATAGACGCCGGGACAGCCACCATGAGCCAGCGCAGCTCGTCTAGGTCCAGGTGCAGGGTGGTCTCGCCGCGGGCCAGCACAACGCCACCGTCGTCGTCGCGACACTGCAGTTCCAGGCCATCACGCGCCAGCCGCACGTTGCCTCGGTTCGGCCTGAAAGATGTAGGCGTGGTCGTCGTAGCTGTAGACCTCCTGCCAGGACACGCCGGCCCGCAGCAGCACCTGTTCGGCCTTGCCCACGCGCACGGTGGGATAGGTGCCGCTACGCCAGCCCCGCACGGTGCGCGGCTCCACGCCCAGCTGCTTGGCCACCACATCGTGGGTGGCTTCGCTGTAATCGCCCGTGACGCGCGCTACAGCACGCCTGTCGGCCACGATGCGGTCCAGCAGCGCCACCAGCGGCCCAGAGGGCAGGTAGCGCGGCGTGTCGCGCAACATAGTGGCCTTTGCTTTCCGCTGCCTGTCTAGCGGCACACCTTCGCGCTCCCGACGCAGCCGCCGGCCCATCCTGGCGCTTTCCAGGTAGGCCGCGTGCTTCTCTGGGTCGGCCATCATTTTCGCATACCAACGGCGCACGGCCGCGCGGTGCCGCTCCGGGGAGGCTTCGCGTTCTGCTTTGCGTCGTAGCCGCTCCTTCTCTTTCTCCTTCGGCTTGATCCGCCCGGCCCGGCGCAGGGCGCGGTAGTACGCCTTGCGGCAATCGGAACAGATGCCCG